GTTATGACAATAGCCTTTTTCGCGTGCAACTTCTTTTATAAGGTCGTATGTTAATTGCTTCATTTGTACACCCTAATTAAACAGATTAATTCATTTACAACAAAACACGCAGCCGTAGCGATCAAAGCATTACGATCAGAGCTAGTAAATATAGTTGCGCCAGTTACGATTGTTGAGAACGCCTTAAAAGCACCTTGAATCTTTAATACCTCTGGCCCAGAATCTTCAAAATAGTTAAATATGCTAAATGTTATGCGTCTCCTTTTCATACTACTTTCTTCTTAATATCAACTTTATGACAAAGGTAAGCAAAGTACAGCAAAAAAGCGGCGTTAAAATTACCCATGTCCAGAACTGCCAAAACTCCCAGTATTCACGTTGCTTTGGCGTAAAACAAGGCGGGCAATCTTTGTGTACGTGAATAGAATCTACTTTTACTGAGATGTCAATCTCTCCATTCACGCCCATAACTTGAATATGAACTCCTAACGTGTCCAGCGTTTTAGGTAATACCACGCATTTAGATTGCTTGTGAACGTCTTTGATTTGGTTCTGTGGCTTACGCTCTAACTGGACATATTTAATGATCGTATCGCAGTCTTTAATGCCTTTGTCCTGCACGTTTTTTATTGCAGAATCCTCATTTGCCCGATAATTGTCTACTTGTTTATTCAAATCCTTAAGCTTATTTGAGTCTAATTCAAGGATCATTTTGGTAGCAAGACTCAAAGCACGTGCGTTTATTATACTGTCCAGTGCTTGTTTGCTAAACAAAGACGGGTATTGTTGCTCTAATGCGTCAAGTCGGTTTTCATGCCACTGTATGCGCCTACTTGGGGAGCACCCGACTATAATTACGGCTAAACCAAATACTATCCACTTCATAACTCTTTTTCTATTATTATTTTTTTGCACTCAAAACATTTATAGCATCCTGAGCGATAATATTCTCTTAACTTATTTGGATGTGAACAAACTTTTGGCTTGTTTTCATTTTCAAACATACCAATAAAGGCTTTAAATATTTTTCTCATTTTACCAAAGTTACGATTTTATTTTCAATATCTTTTAATGGCTCAACTGGCTGTAGTTCTATTCGCCAATCCTCCTGATAAAAAGAAGTCATTGCTTTTGTCCTTTTTACAACAACAAAAAGGAGTCCATAATTCAAAACAGAAAATCTGTTTTCTAAATTCTTAGATACCTCTGAAATATGAATTGATCGAACTATTATGTAGTCACCAACAACTGGGACTGTATGTAGTTGCAAGTCAAAATATACTCTCAATCTTGGCTTATGGCTATAGAACCTAAAGTGTACTGTTTCCATTCTCTAAAAAGTTAAGCCCGTGGTTAGCGGGCGGTTAAATTAACAATGACTCACAAGCCTCTTTTGATATTGTTTTCTGCCAATCTATACCACCATGCGAGTCGCATATATTTTGAATATCTACAACATCTATTGAGCCAACACTATCATTACTAGCTAATAGTTGTTCGTATTCACTAGGGAATCCATACTCGACTGATTGGAAATTAAATCCAAATTTACGATATCCATTTTCTGATGCACAATAACTACCTTTTGATATCTGCAAAGAAACGCTGAACCCATCAACACATACTATTCTAGGACATAAGAAAAAACTATTCTCATATTTACCTACCTGATGTACTGTTGTTGCTATTAACCTAAAATACAATTCTAAATTCATCTTACTATTATTTATTGTTTAAGTTTACTTTTCTCCTTTAAAAATTTTGTTCTTAGCTCTAGTACTAGCTGTTTGAATTCACTAGCCCATTCTTCTTTTATGCGAGCACCCACTACTTTAGATGGGTCTTTCTTGCGTCCTGAGCCTTTGCGTGCGCCTCCGTGTGTGTTATTCATATGGTCTAAATGGACATTAAGAAATTATAAGCTACTTGCCTATTGTTATTATTTCTTATCCTGCCTTCTATTTCTTTACATAATTGATTAGCAAGACTTCTTTCGATTTCATCCCCAGAGAAAGCACAAACCCCATCTATGTTGATCCCACAAGTAAAACGTATAGTATTCCCATTTAGTAATGAAAATATTTCCATGTTTTCGGCATACACCCAGAATTCTATTTTTCTCCCAGTAACAATTCCTGTTATACAATATTGTCTGTCTTCTATTTTAAATTGTAAAGAACGATCTTCCATTCTATTTACTAATTCAATTGCCTTTTTTACTTCTTCTGTTTTGAATAATTCCGCTTTCATCTTGCTATAGTTTATGAAGCTCTCCGTTGAACTTCTATACAAATATACGAATGATTTTTAATTATGTTTACATTTTTCAAGATTATTTTCAAAAACTTATCCACATAATTTATTTTGATCTTAAAATAATTGTTCGTAGGTTTGTGGTGTAAATGCGCAAGGTCGAGAAATGTGCGAAAGAACTTGAAGTGTAAAAACTTCACCCGTTGGGGTTGCCCGACAAATAAAAAGCTCATTCGTTCTCGACCAACGTAATGAGCTTTTTGCATTTTGGACGGTGAATATACGGTGGCAGTGCAGGAATAGGTTACCACGGGAATGTACGATATAAACCACGGGAGATGTTTAATGGTGAGTTGCCCGATGCGTACTAGGTTGATTTAATAACCGAACTGATGACACCACGAAATACTGAATAATCTCAAGTATTTTGGCTTTGAAGATGGCTGGCTCCGTTGAGTAAGTAATCTTAAGTCGGACAGTGACAGGAAATTGTCATGTCTGGCTTTTCAGAAAGGCACCACCAAAGAGTAAATAAACAACAATAGTATGTTAAGATTACAAATACACAATGACGGTAAATAAAAAAGGCAATCATTTGAGGCAAGATTAGATGATAGTAATTCCGATATTCGTATTGAGGGATACGGATCAAACAAAGAACAGGCTATTAACCAGCTAAAAGAAAACGTACAAGCGAGAATAAAGGAGTTGCAAGAAATAGACTGGGACATCTTCGATTGGATAACTTGGGATAATCAGATTATAAATAACACTTAAACAACAATATAATGTTAGAGATACTTAAATTTGCAGTTAGCGGTTTTTGGGTCTTCGTTGGATGCTTTTCGATGATATCAATGGTTCTTTATTTCTTGGTCAATGGACTAAATATATTTTTTGGTCGTATACTAAGAATGATAATGGTGTCTTTTAGGGGTTGGCCTCCTAATCATATTGACGCTGATGGTGACTGGAAGAAAAATAACAACGAGTAAATAAACGATAGAAACATGATATTACTTAGCTACAAATACGACAACATTAATTTCTTTGGAGATAGTTACGAAAACATATATATCCTGACAGTTCAAAAGTCTTATTTTTTTGGTCTGATCAAAAGAGAATTTAAAATAAAGCAATCGATCTCTATGTTCAGTTCGATTTCAAAGCACGAAGACTTATGGAACAGAATGATAGCAGAAAAAACAAGGTTTAACTAGAATCAACATGCAAGAGCTAATAAAGATAACGACTGGGTAAAGTAAAAAAGTATTCGTACTGTTTTGTTTTTACGTTTTAGTTGTTATCTTTGTATTATGGAGCACGGGTTAATAACAAACAACGAATTAGGACAAGCCTACTTTTATTGGGAATCAAACAACGGGCGTATATTCCTTGCTAGTCAAGTGCTGAAAGAGCTTGGATATAAAGGTCGTGGTGATGTACTTAGAAATTACGATCTTGTAGACGGCAAAGACTTCGTTAAGTTCACCAAAAAGAATGATCGTGAATTATTTGAACAACTGAGTGATTTGAAATCAATCGGTCAAAGAGCAGGTGAGGTAATATTTCTTACTGAGTCTGGATTCTGGAAACTTGTAATGCAAAGCCGTAAATCTATCGGAATAAAAACCCGTGACTGGTTAGCAAACGAAGTACTTCCAAGCATTCGTAAAACTGGCACCTATTCCATTGCATCTAATAACCCAATGGCAATATTCACCGAGCGGAACAAACAGCTTGAATTAGCTAAGAAATCAAACAGCATACTAAGCAAAACCAAAGACCCAGAGGCCTATTCTAAATTCTGGAATGACTTACATTTATTGGTTGTAGGATTGGATGCTAAAAGCATAAAGGCTGTCTATAAATCAAAAGAATCCGCCAAAGAGGTACTACGTAAGTACGCCCCACATTTAGAGGCTACAGAGGCCGTAATAGAGGACATTTGGGCTAGTGGCATAGGCTTGGATCAGATTAAAAAAACGGAGCTTCACAAGTCATTAGCTCATTCGTTCAATGCGTTGTTATCTTTAGGAATTGATATTAAAAAACTAGGGAAATGAAAGAAGTAACTTGTTATAAATGCGATCACTGCAATAAAGTGGTTCAAACTAAGGCTTACATGAAAAAGCATGAAGCCAAATGCTTTTTTAATTCAAAAACTAGAAGCTGTATAACTTGCGCTCACTTCAAGCAAGACATATATGAGCCACAAGGGAAAGTTAGATGGTGTAATAAAAGCATAGATTTAACTGGTGGACTAAACTCTAACTGTCCTAGGCATTTAAATATTGAAGCGTTGACGGCATCAGAAAACTTTTAAATAAAAACTAATGAACATTCAAGAACAATTAGCATCAATGCATTCTTATTTAATGCACAAGCAATTTCCTAGACTTTCTGTTTCTGTTATTCATAGACACCAAGATTTAGGGTTTCATATTATATTTGGATCATCAGTTAAAGAAATGGTGACAGACGAAATAAAAGATCGAATAAAGTCTTCTGGGTTTACGTATTCAATAAATAAATAGTAATGAGCGAACTAGAAATCTTGCCACAAATGCAAGATCATATAAACAAGACTATAAGGTCGCAAGTATCCAAATTCTACAGAGACATCGAGGACACTGTTAGAGTTAAACTATCAGATCGAGGATTTATCTTTGATACTAAAGAGTCTTTTTATCAGTTCTTCTCCGAGCGTGTTAGTTGTATTCAATACGGTGAGTACATCAAAGAGTTTAGGCTTGATTATAGTAACAAAAGCAAAGGTACGATACTAGTTAGGTGGTCGGATGAAATAAAGTTTAACGTAGGATATAATACGGATGTACGACATTGACGATATAATAGTATGGCAAGGATGCATAACTAGGTATTTGACCGTTTGGAATTTAGCAGATGATGAAGAGATAAGACTCGCGAGTATAGATGAAATGTATAGGTATTTAGCACGAATTTAGGATGGAAGCAAACAATGAATGGATAAGATTTGGGACAGAAAAGATTCCTAACGAAGGTCAAATAGAAATACTTTTCGATGATGGATCAATTCATAATATCGATGATGATAATCTACCATTTGCAGAAGTAACACATTGGAGGTATAAAAATGGTTGATAATGGAAGAAGAAATAGTATATTATATTACGTTAAAAGAGTTTCCTAATTATCCAATTGGATCACAGATCACTTTGTTTGGAGAAGGGAAACATAGGGCTTCTTTTGGTGGGGGGAAAGAAATACCTTGTGAATGGTTGCAAAATACAGAATGGTTTAGACCAGTGTATTTATCTGAATATAAAGATACTTTTAAAAGTTCTTGTATAAGTATAATAATGAAAGAGGCCTGTTGTAGTACAGAAAAGGCAAATGAAATTTTTGAATCAATGTTTAATAAATAGGCTTTGGCGCCTTAAAGAACCAGTATAAAGATGACAGCATCAGAAGCAATTGAAGGGATTAAGCAATTAAACAAGGCTCTTAAGTTTGCAATGAAAGACCAAGATTATATTTTGGCAGCAGATTTGAAAAACAAAATAAGAGACTTGCTAAAGTATATTTAACCATTATAGGCGCAATCAATCCCCGTTTGCGCCTTTGTTTTTCACAGTACGAAAGAACCGAATAAATATTGTAGCAACCCCTATAATAGTCCCTAAATACCCCGCATAACGAGTAAATAAATGAACTGTATCCTCTGCGCTAACCATGCCACTTTTAACAGTGTCATAAGCCGTAATAAGAGATGTAGTAGCCCATCCTACAAACAGAGTAAACTTAAGCGTAAGCCAATCAAATATATGTTTTTTATGTGTCATAACTATTCGTCATCTTGTGGATCAAACAATCCTTCCCAATTTTCTAAATTATACTCAAATTTATTCATTCCGTTTCTAAATCCATAATCATACATACTTTTCATAATCTTAGAATCCATAACCATAGCGTTATGTTTCCTAAACATCGAATCAAGATAATAGCATGTTACTTTTTTCCCCTTAATTAATGCCCTCAGAATACCTTCTCTTTGCTCTTTATATTCTAGGTTTTCACGCTGTATTAATATATACCTAAATATAGCTTTAATAATACGCATTGAGAACATAAACAGCCTTGGCAATGCGCCTACCTTCATGTCAAGTATCTGAGAGTTTTTTACGTCCCTCTTAAATTCCCTATGTATGTAAATGTCGATATCATCAACTGGTAATTTAGTAGCTTTTACGATAGGTACCAAAGTAGCTAGGCCACTGTCTGCGTATTCCCATCCGTTTATATTCCATAGGTTCCCAAGAAGCTCGGGGCAAGAAGCAGCAGCGATATACTCAGTGAATTCCCAGTAATCATGATCGTTACTATACTTATATTCTACTCGTCCTGTAGTGACGTTAAGCAATGCTATAATAACGGTCTTGCCACTATCTTTTAATTCTAAATAGTCGTCCTCAGAAAGCCATTTTCTAACTAGAGCAAGAATAGGTTTCATTTCCCCAATAGATACATAGCCCATAATTGATCGCCAAACCGCAAGATATATCTTAAGATCACCCTTTTTATTGAATGGGTAGATATTATATATATAATCGTTTTTGCTGGTAGTATAGGCTTCTTTTAGTTTGTCCCATTTTTTCAAAGCAAACAGGACGGACATAATAGCGCCAGTGCTTACCCCTAAAACATAGTCGTAATCCTTGTCTAATTTAGATGCATTACCTATTGTTATTGCCCCAAAAGCACCACCTCCACCTATTACTACTGCTTTCATTAATTTATGATATCGTTACTCTGTCAAGTATCTGACCCTTATAACCAACGGACTCGGTGTCTAAAGATAGTAGATATTCCAATAACTGGTTGTACATATTTTCCTCTTCAATGTTCAAAACCCCATCATTATTGTCTAGCATCTTAGAAATTGAATATAATTTCTTAACCATATCAGAATTGGTTATTTTCAACATTTTAATGTTCCTAGATAAGTAAGATGCTGCTGTTTCGCCTGCACTTGTACCGTTTTCTAAAATTGGGATGAAATTTAAATCTATTGTGTACATTTTTTTTATGTTTAATTGTAAGAATATCTATTGGTAGCAATAAGCCACCGTTTTAACATCTGTTGAAACGTAAGAAAAGCAAGCTTATCTAATCCCTCTGTGAACGCTGCTAGATTACACGTCATATTGTTCATGGTAGTCCCTGCTAGTGGTATTGTTCCAATAACATAATTATATGGCCCCACCACTGCAGATATGGCGTGCACATAATCTTTGTGTGCTCCCTGTGCCGAAATCACAACCCTATCATCATCTATTCTGTTTACAGAATAAATCCCGTTTTTGTGATTTTTCCTAAAGCATAGCTCGCTACTTCCAGTAAAATCGGAACCATCTTGAAGATAATAGGCGTTTCCCGTATATAATGCTATAGCATTACCAGAACCTGCCACACTAGGATTATTCCCAATAACGCCAGAATTAGTATGCGAATTAGAGACATCTGACATACTAACAATAATTCCTCTCTTCCGTCCAATGCTATTCCCTCCTTTCACATTAGTCTCTATCCAGCTACCAGGAATATAACCCTTGCGCGTAAAAACTACAGTTCCTGCACCAGAGTTAATAACTGTGCACTTTCCCAATAGTCCTATGAAATTTCCTGCATTATTATTCGTAGGGAAAAGGAACACCTCTTTTATCGCGTCGTAAATTCCAGCGCCTGCAATTTCTCCAAGAAGATTATAAGTAGCTTCTTTGTGTTGCAAGTCCCACCATTTTGCCCCTACAGAAAGTATCGACTTTTCGTATTTGGAAAACAGTAAATCACCCGTATATTTTACGGCAAATCCTTGCATATTAATATATGCTTGCGTTAATCAATAATGCAGTAACATTATCCTGAGAACCAGCATGAACAGACTTTGCTACTGACAATATTTGTCCAGAGGATATTAATAATGCGTTATAAAATACTATATCAACTTTTTGTCCCACCGCTGTAGTACTAGGAGTCAACGTGGCAAAGGAAGATTCGTCTAATATTGCGGGGTTGGCTCCTTGATTGTCAGATATAAAGGTTCGGACTACCATTGCCGAGCTAGCTGCTGCCGTAGCCTGAGAGGATATAAACCTGATACCTTCTATTCTTACAGTTGTATATAGCCCAATAACCAAAGCAGATCCGTTTGTCGTAAACGTTACCTGCGCTAACGTAGTAGCATCCAATATTTCAAACACCATGATATCGTTAACTGAATCATAAGCTTGATTATTCATGATATAATCAGTATTCGACGTTATGCCTGTGGGCATGGTTCCGCTTACAAATCGCACACGGTCGCCATCAAAATGGGCCTGTTTGTCAAGGTTTGAAAGCCTTGACCATGAAGCTACTGTTATTTTATCAGTAGTATTGTCTGCTGTTGCTGATCCTGTAATAAAAGGAACATTGAGTAATGTGCTTAAGGTTCCGCTACCGTCACGAGCTGCATTAGCAGCCGTCATTGTGACATTCCTGTTTATTACCTGCCGTGTGAACTGTGGTGATCTCATATTATTTTATGTGAAATTTCTATAGTTATACATATCATAGAGTGTGTTATGCGTTGCAATTTCTTGCTGAACAAACTTTGTATTAGCTATTGTAGAGGTATTATCCCCGCTTGGTGCTGTTGGTGCCGTTGGTGTGCCAGTTAAATTAGGTGACGATTTTGGAGCTAATGTACTTAAGTCCTGATCGCCAGTGTTATTTCCGCTTAAAGTTGTAATTCCTAAAATGCTTTTTATTTGAGCAGACGTAAAATAAGACACTATAGCCGACCATACAGGAAATTTTACAGAGCTTGCGCTATCTCCTGTACTTGTGCTTTTATTTGCGCTATCTTCTGGTGTAAAGCCTAATGCATTTTGTTTGTCAGAAAGCAATGTATCAACATCAGATTTAGTATACCCAACAACCCACGCCAAACCAGACCTAACATAAGCATTCGAATTGTTTGGGGCATCTGATATACCGCCACCAGAGGAACTTCTTACTCCTTGAACATAAAACGCTACATCATCGGACACAACAGGGTATGTCCTTGCTATTATTTGTCCACTAACTAAATTAGTCCCATCCTCTGCGAGCAATGGTAATGCGCCCGCCCCATTTAGATTTAATGTAGCAGTACCTGTAGGAAGGTAGCCTGCAGTATCAGAAAACCCCAACATAAATATGCTAGGCGACCCTGCTATAAATTTTGAATTAGTTCCAACATAAGCATTTCCAGAACCCGAATTGTCTGCATAAACAAACAACGAAGAGCTATATATGTCTACAAAATTATCATCTGTATATGTTTTAGTATAAAAAACAGACATTACTCTTTTCCAGAAATTAACGACACCTCTCAAGTCTAAAACCTTGTTTATGAAGCTTGGGATTGAGGCCGAGTTGTCCGAAGGAGTTGCACTGTCTAGCTCTGCGTCTGTAATAAGCTGTGATTTGCCCTTTATTGTTGTGTTTGCGTCTGGAATAGTACTACCAGCCACCGAATCATCTACGTATTTCTTTGTAGTAAATGCCTTATTATCCGTAGGGGCTAGCTGAGTCGTATATCCTATTTCAGACTCAATTACTAAGCCACCGTCTTTTTTATTCAAAGAAGAGTCTGCTACATCCTGCATTACAGAACGGGTATTGGAGGCTGTAGTTTGCCTTCCTCCGCTTAATATAGCCGTAGAAATTGCTGTGTATAACTGTGTAAGTGTCTTTATTGCCATGATTATACTGAGTAATAATATCCTTTTTCTGTTTCGTGAAGTGTTACGTGTGTATTTGCCCCCGCTATTAATATACCATCTGGCATATCTGTTGACTCTGTTGCTTGCACTTCCATTGTAAGCCTTCCCATTCTTGAGTTAAGAGCATCGTTTTTGCCTTCATCCCTAATGTCAATATTATTTATTTTTGTTCTCCAAATAAATCCCTTTGAAAAGCCTAAAGTATTATAAATAGGGTGGTCTATGATGGTTCTAATAACGCCTATAATTCGCTGTAATGCAATTGCTGACAGATTATCCCCCTTTGCGGATTGCGTTGTCTTAGCGTTTACATATACATCTATGTGATAACGGTATATCCCTTTGTTTGTCCCGTCATTTGCTTTTAAATCACCAAAATCCCCCCTCACAAATGAAACATTTATTACTGGAAGTTCCGTCTTGTCTTCTGGATTTATAGCCTCGACTTGCCCTTTAATATTGTTCAGATTTGGGTCGTTTGTTAGTGTGTATTGATTAGCTAGTTCTGTGACCAAAATAATCGCTATTTGGTCTCTGATGATTTCAAATTTTTGATTTCCTATTGGTAAACTAATCATAATAATCCTCTAAGCATATTTCAATTAGTCCTGTTTGCTCGTCTGGCATCCAATATTTGGCAATATAGTAACAAAGTGTCCCCGTAACATCCATTACATTAACTTTGTGATTTTCAAAACTAACCTCTCCATTATTGTTTCTAATAGGATATGAAGCATCATTAAATATCAGTTCTGACACCGACACATAAGATTGCTTAGAGCTTATTCTATTGCCTTCTGTATCAACACCAAGCCAAATCTTTTTGTGAAGCCCTTGGGTTGTTACTGTTTGATTTGAAGGAGAAATAAAAGTAATATCTTGGGCGAATCCGTCTTTATCAGATGAAAACCGTTTTGCGTCTTGTATAGCCTGATCTAATAGCCCCATGTTTTAAGAAAAAAAGGGGCGAACCCCTTTTTAAATTTACTCTTTTTCTTTTTTCTTTGGAGGCTCAACAACCTCCTCTTTCTTTTCTTCAACAAGCTCCAAAAACCCGTTTTTGATTCTTGTTTGAAGCTCTACCTCGTTTCCTTCGTAGTCCTTATCAGTTACGATGTCGCCACCTTTAAGAACCGAATTACCCAACGCCATTGAATATGTTAATACTTTATACTGAGCCATTATACGCCTGTTTTAAGTGTGTAAATTTTGTCTACCGCTGTTGGAATTGCAATCGCTGCTGATTTCACGATAATATCGTGTTTAGCCAGTCTTTGATCCATCCACTCAGAAACCATGTAAGGACCTACGAAAGGAGTTACACCACCACCATTCAAGTTAAGCAATTGAGGTACTGCTGCATAACTAAGAATGAACTCAGGAGCTTCGTCAATCAAAATTGCCGTGTTTGGGTCAATGTACGGAGTCTGAAGAACTGCTGCAACACCTGGCGAAGCAGGGATATCGTAGAATTGTGGATACGTCCAAATCAATACCTTGTAAGACCCTACTGTTAGGATGCCATGGAATGCGGCACCTACCGAGTTTCTTTGAGGGGCATTTACAGAATCCAAAGCCATGTTGAAAAGGTTTTGTTTCTGTAAGAAAAAAGGATTCGTTTGTAAGTCTGTTAGGGCTTTAGAACCCAAGATCATATTAAACATTCCCCCTTTTGCCTTACCTACTTGACGCAAGAAATTACAGCCTGTTTCAAGTTGAGTATATGGGTTGATACCTGTTGGAAGGCCACCAGATAAAGAAGCATTAGCCCAATAGTTGCCAGCCCCTGGGTCAACCAATGAAGCTGCTTTCCTTTTAAAGTCAATGTTTGTGCCATTTACAAGTTGTACTACGCCTGTCTGAAGAACTTGCGCACACTGCAATTCGTAACGTCTTGCAATCTTGTTTTCAAGTTCTTTCACCTTCATTGCAACAGAATACAAGAAGTTTGCATAATCAGAACCCGTGATTTGAGTAGACCCGAAAAGGCGATCGTACAAATCAAGCTCAGTAAGATCGAAATATTCATCATACAAAGGAGGGAGATACATTCTTTCTGTAGAAGAACTAAAACGGTTCCTATTCCCCTCTGTACCCCTAAGTACATCCACAGCGATCATCTCAAACCCTCTCTGTACTTCTACAGATACAAGCTTTGTCCCGCTGTATGTCTCTTTAAAAAACGACCTTAAAAAGGCTGTTGGTTCTGAAATCTGACGATATACGTCGACTAAATCTTTGGTAAATAACGGTCTTGCGTCCGTAACTGAAATTTCTGGCATGTCTTAATTTTTTATTGGTTGTCGAATGCTGTAAGATCGTTGCTGAATTTCAAGATGATACCAACGGTATCCGCTGCGATCCTGTCTCTAAGTCTGCGACCAGAAACTACAGTGTTTAGCGTGTCAGTTCCGTTTTGGAATACTACTGCTTCCTCTGCTACATCACCCGCTATACAGTAAGTAAGTGTCACAGATGCGCCATTTGCTACAGTAACAGCACTTGCGGAAATACCTACAGGGAATTGGCTATTGTCTGATGCTGCCGCAACAAGTGGCAATAAAAGACCAGAAGCCGAAATCCTACCGATTACGGTGCCTGCTACAATAGTAACCGAACCGCCTGAGCTGTTTGTATAAGTACCAGTTGCGTACCTATTATTTAACAGGAAAATTTTCGATAAGTCGTAATTGGTTATCGCCTGTTGTCCTGTATTCGTGGTTTGATTTACTGTACTCATATTATTTTGGGTCTTTACCTAGTCTTTGAGCCAATGCTTGTTTTTTCTCAGCCTCGAAAGCTGCTATTTTTTCGTCCTTAACTGGGTCTGCTGATGCAGCAACTTGACCAGCCTCAGGTAGTTTTACATCAACTACTTTGTCTTTCTCGACATTAGCCAACATGTTTGCGCTAACCGCTTTTACGGAAAATTCAGATATTACTTTTGGGGTTACCTGAGTTCCTGCTTCGATTCCTTCCGCTACTGCTTTGGGGTCTATCGTATTCCATGCCAGCCATGAGCCCACACGGTCTTTTTCCTGCGACACTCCCAATGCAACTGCTTCCGCAAATACGGTGGGGTGTTCTGCTTTTAATTTATTTAAATCCATATTTATATGTGCATTTACTTTTTGAACTATTGGGGTGTTTGAAAAGGCCGCTATTTCTGATAGCTTATTATTAAAGGCTGTAACCTCTTCATCGGTCAATTGTATAATTTCGTCAATCAAACCTACTTCTAGTGCTTGTTGGGCTGACAAATAAACATCTATCCTACTTGTGGGATCAAATATTTGATCGATGGTATAACCTGTAATTAAAGCGAACTTAGCCCCGTCAATCTGTTTTAAGAATTCAGCTTTTAAGTCTGCGTTTATATCGTCTAAAAACTTTTGATCCTCTGGGCTTTCTACTGTCATGTCAGCCCTATGTATCATTATCTTAGAAACAGATAAGGCCTTTCTTTTCTTTGCATAAGGCAACATGAAAGCCCCACCACTCATTGCCATCCCATCTACGGAAATAGTAATATCTCCATGCTCACGCATTTTTGCCACTATTCCCCATGTCGCAAACAAACTGCCGCCAGGAGTATTAACCCTTATAGTGGCAGGCTTACCCATATTGTCGTTAATCCCAGAGATCAACGACTCAGCAGTAAAACCAAAAATACCCGTATAAAGATATAGCTCTTTTGACATTGCTATAAAATTGATCCTAAAAACAAAATATTAAAAATTAAGTAACCATTTAAGTAACTATATAGTATATTTGTATTATGGCATCAGAAAAAAATATTTACATCAAAAACGTACCCGTAGATATAAAAGCGGACATAAAAACAATAGCCGAGAATCTGGGGGTTACAGTTACTCAGCTATTGAAACCAAAATTACGTGAAATACGGGATTCTTACCCGCCTGATCTTAGGATTAAGAGACCTAACTAATCATCATTTTTGCCTTTTTCTTCAAGTTGTTGTTGAGGCGTTTCTTGCATCTCAATACCCAATTTCGTTGCCATTTCCAATTCATGGGCGTATTGGATTACATTAGAATAGTATTCTCCCTCCCCTAGTTTCTCGGTTGCCGATTCGGGAGTTGTCAACGGTATTGCGGCCCCTGATTCTCCAAGTTTCAATCTCTCTGCTTGAACCTCTTTTAGTGGGTCGATATGTGGAACTACAGCACCTACAAATCTTGCATTCCTGTATGCACTAACTAGCATGTAATTGCTTGTTAGTCTTGCGTTAAGATAACCAGGCGCTTGTAATTTAAATGTCAACACCTCAACCTCTAGCCAAAAATGATAAATAGGAGCCAGGAACCCTTTTGAATGCTTAGTTCTCTTTACTGTTAATGTATGCTCAAAGTCTTTTACGGCCGCCCTTGATGATGAATAACTACCTTGGTATTTACTCATTATGACATCAGAGGGAGCACTAATGCAAGCACATGCAATGTCAATATTTACGCCGTAGAACTTTTCAAAGTACAGATCATTTTTAGAGCTGTCAGCGGCTTTCAATGATGCCCCTTGAGTAAGGTTAAATACTTGCTTGTTTGTTGTAGTCGCTATTGTATTAGCTAGTTGGTTGCCTTGTACGTCAAGTGGCAACTGAGGGTTCAACTGGTTGTCAATATCTAATGCTCTAGTCAGTTGATTAGCCAAAGGAAACTCTCCCGTACTTGCAATATCGTGCTCAACTGTATATACTACTTTGCTACGCTCTTCTGCACTGGTAAGAGTTGCGGACTTGTATCGCTCTAATACTTTAAGGGTTTCTAAGATTACCGAAATAATAGGCACCCCACGTATGTTGTCAATGCGCATTTCATCCCCATAATATAAGTATGCTTGGGTAAGTCCCCCATTGGTGCCAGTGGCTGGTATGCGTTCAAATTGGTTCGTAACGGGTGAATTAGGAATTACTCCCGCTTTTCTTACCCAGTATGCCATGTGTCGTCCCGTGTCGTCAGTCTCTACCCCATTAAGAATTCTATTCCCATTATCTAAAATCTGTGGATAAAATTCATTTCCAAATACTGGGCTACATACATGTTGCCCGTCAATAAGTTGAACATTTACCCCTGTTTTTCGGTCATACCTCAATACTACAAGGACGTCACCGCCTATATATGCGTTACGCTCCGCAATCTGTTGTATCTCTCCTAATGTGTGTTTTTTAGCGTAATCTACATTTGTACAATCAGCAAAACAAGCCCAACGTGCTTCGGTAATCTTACTGAACGCTTGACAATCTATCTTTACGCCCTCTGATTGTAGCATAACATCGTTAAGCTGCGTTTGAAGCTTAAGACCGTTTCCGATAACCCACATAACCATACGGTCAATAAGAGTCTTTGCAATCTCGGACTCATAGTAAGCCTGCCAAGACCTAAGACGCAAACCAATATAGTCGGGTCTATAGGTTTTGATTGGCCCCATTTCACCCATGGTCTTTTCTCCGTTGAAACCGATCGCAAACAAATGATTATAAACTCCCCCACCACCAACCCAGTCAGCAGATGGATGGTGTTTTTTTTGTACAATTTCTTTTGTTTCCTCTTTAATCTCTTCGACTACCTGTATTGTTTCGTCCTCTTTAACCGACTCTTTAGGAAGAAAGAAATTACTAATACGTTCCGTTAAACCCATAATTGCGTCTAAAATTATTCTGGTCTGATAGTCTCACCATTCCAGTCTTGTTGTATCTATTAATGTATCTTTGTCTTATGATTTCAAAGGCCGTGATTGACCTGGCCACCTCAGAAGGGTTTCGGTATCTAGTCCGAATTTTTGTTTGTCCGTTGTCAAGCTCGTATTCGTCAACATCCCCATTACCAGCCGCTTTGAGGGCTGTGGCTTCTAGCGCATCAATAACGGCATTAAGAGCGTTTATCTTTGACAAAAGGTCTGGTTGTGCGTCTATGTATATATTTGCTGAGTCGTAAATTATCATCTTAGTTTGTCTTTACATTGTCAATTTTTGAATCGCTAATATCTAAATGAAACGCAGGATTTGGGGTATATGTTCCGCCTCCTGCAATAATCCCAGCCTGTATAGCTGTAAGCTCTAACTTTAAATCATTTACGAATTGCTGCAATCCTTGATTTAGCTTTAGGTATCTAATCAAATTATCAGTATCCCCATTAACCAACAAATCCCCATCGTTTTTAGCCCATAAATAAGCCTTTAAAGAGTTATTTTCATCGGTGGAATATATGCGACATTCGCCAATATCTGCCAACTGGTTAATGTTTATGTATCCTAAGATCACAGCTTTGCCGTTCTCGCTTGTTTCTGAGTATACGGCCAATAGCTTAGGGACAGGATTTGAGTCTATCCCAAATGCACTAGATTGCCTTGGTTCTTGAACGTCTGATTTGCCAAATCGCAATATCTTGACCAGTCGACTTGTGGCCGATCCTATACGTGTTGATATTACCTTTGTAATCTGCATTATATATTGCTCGTATATCCTGTTGCGCTGTTTTTGTGTGGATCAACAAATATGTTATAAGGAACTGACCCGTCATAACAACAAGGCAAAACGCATGTTATTATTGCTGTTAGTGCTTCTGAATCTCCCTCATAACTAACTGATTCCACAAAGAAATTAGTCTTTTTGTAAATATAGAGATTTTTGTTGAGAATTGAAATAATAGTATTTGGCCTTATGAACTGGTCGCCTATCATCCACCTATCAACCTTTATCGTTACTGTTATATTTCTAAGTTCCGCAGCAAGGGCATTTTGAGCCGCTTTTTTTACTGAAATATTGTCCCCTGATGTTTGGATTATGTTCTTTGGCCTGTATATTTTCTTTACTGGCACAAACGGGTTTTGAATAGTGTATTGCGATGAGTCGCCGTCATCAGCCTGTTTCATTACCGTAATATGGCTGTGTAGATTCTGACCACCAAAGTCCATTTCCATTTCAACTCCTATAAGCCCGTCATGTACAAATAATACAGGCGTTTGTTTTGTGTTTAGTCGTGTGAATAATAAATCACCTTCATTAGTATGCGTAATGATAATATTCCTTTGGTTTGCTAGCTCTGTAAGGTAGTCGGCAACCGTTTGCTCTGGCTTGGCCGTGGTTGTCTCATACGCTCTGTTCATTTCTTGAGCTACCGAAGCATCTACTTTTTTATTTATACCAAAAGGTTTTAATAGCTTGTCTGATATTTGATTAAGAGACAACCCGTCATATTGTAGCGGAAAAGTATCTAATGGTATGTTACAATCAAGCAGTGGGCCAGTTAAAGAATATCCAGAAAACGTAGCCATAGCCTTCTGTGCTGAGTCTTTAAACTTTGGACTCAGTATATATCCGTGCATTATTTTAACGCCTTCATGCTCAATTATAGCCTCGTGGTAATGGGACACACAAGCCAGTTCTTCTTGGTCGTGGTTTTCTGGATCAAAGTAAAAATCAAAGGAAAATGACGAGGCTATACTGTCATACTTTAAATTCATCTTGAATGAATTAAAGTACTCGATTGTTCTAATCTTTAGCCTATCATTTATCTTTAAAATCATATATAGTATTTAACCTCAGTGTTTTTTCTGATCTGTATGCATTGATTCAGACCCCATCCATTGTTTGCCATTAATTCATCTATGTTGTTGTCGAATTCGTCAAGACCATATAGCTTGTGCGTTAATAACACGATGTTAGTATCTTGATCCAACAATATTTTACGCTCTTGCTTCCCGTTAAGTGCTATTATGAATAGGTTTGAAATTACCGTATTCATTAACTCGTTTAGAGCCATAAACGAAAGCCAATCAGGTATAAAAGAATCAGCTTTACCTCCTGTGGCTGTCTGAATCGAATCCAAATCCACCAAAAATGTGTTGTAATTAATAATTAGTGTTTCTATTACATTAATTACTGTAGTAGAGTTGGTATAATTGTTTGGTAATGGCGTACTGGCCGCGACCAATTGAGCCGAAATCAAAGCCGCGCCAGTAATCTGAAATACTTGTTTTGTTGATGGGTTTATTTTTTGATAGCTATTTTTTGGTACTATCTGAGCCTTTAATGCATCATATTGACTTGATAATGAATTAAGCCTAACTTTTACATCTGTGGTAAAATTAGCAGGAGTCGAAATCAATGCTTGTATAGTACGCATCGCAACAACGGGCGACTGGATAGCGTTGTTTATCGCAGATTTAGTCGCATAAAACAGGTTGTAATATGCCGATATTTCATCAGGTAGTTTAAGTATTGGAATAGTCCTTGTATGAACCGTGTCCGCAATCTGATTCATATTCACAACGTCTTGACTCTTTAATTTATAAGTCAATGAATTAGTGAAATTAGTATCAAGATTTTCCTTTTGGATCAAAATATTATCAATAGGATCAATTACCGTTTTAGGGTTGTCTTGATCTATTGTTTCTATTAATTGTCCAGTTATCTTCGTTACATTATAAGAGTTATCATCAAACTCTAAGCTTGTTGGTTGTGCTAATATTTGCCCGTATAAAGGATGAATAACAACCCAAGGTCTACTATTGTCGTCTGCTGAGGTTCTAAATTCTTGCGATTTTTCAATGTTGTTTTCCCCTTGAAAGTATATTTCAATATCATACCTAGCGCCTTTAGGTTTCCCTCTATTAACAAGCGATCCTGCAAGATTAGGGAAATTGAATTCAGAGATAAAATACTCTACCTTTTTTGTCGCATTCATCCAGTCAACGGTATATGATTTTCCATCTGCTGTTTTAATGCTAAATCCTGTATTTATTTTATCTACCCAACTCATTTCATATATTTTAAAATTTCTTTTTCAGCTCTTATTTGGAAAAACTGCTCTATCTTTTCGCGAGAATCATTTCCCGCACGTTTCACAAAGTTATGAGCACTTACCTTTACTGATCTCTTAGCTTTGAATGAATAAAGAGGGGTAAGCTTAAATCTCGTATCTCCTTTTTCCCTAAAAACAGAATTTACCTTAAAAAGGGTCTTATTGGCTAAAACAAAACCGCCTTTACCCGCCTTGAAAACTGCTAATTCAAATTGAACGCCCTTGTTGGTGCCGTCTTGTTTTGATACATCAACAATAGTCTTTATTTTCTGTAATCTTGCGTTTGGTCTTACCAATGAATTGCTTCCGCTTTTCCTTGCGCTTTTCATTGGAATGAAAGCTTTTTTCTTTATTCTACCACCTGACTCTTGTTGCTCTAGGTCTTTAACCGAATAGTTATTTGACCCTTTTAATCGGTCATCAACCATTCCGATAACCGCTTTCATTTGGTTAACACTAAAGCCTGTTGCTCTATCATAAGAAGAATTGGCCTTAAAGAAGTTGTGCTCACGATTAATAAACGAATCTTTGGACTCTTTCATTAAAGTATTCATTTTCATATCTTTTGCGCAATCGTTTAAGCTCTCCCGTATTGCAACAGGCAAAGCCGAACGATTCAAAGAATCTAGCTTTTTTGAATACTTTTTTACCGAGTCCGTGTTTATCAGAAACATTAAAACGTGTATTGTGTTTGTTTTTTGTATCTGAATTCCCCCATAACCTCAATCGATCCTGTAATAGAGCCTTGCGACCTTACAAACAACGTTGCTGGCCCCAATAGCGATACCTTTCCACACATATTAGTTGTCGTATTTCCAATTGCGCACGACCCTACAACGTCAACGCTCGTGTCAGCATTGATAGGCAAAGGCAAGTATATATCAACATAGCTGGTTACCGCTGTTGTAAATCCAACATAAAAAGAGCAGATCACGTCTCTGAATGTTTGCTTATACATCATTCTGTATCCTACTATTGTTGATGGGCTAGGAATGTTTACGGATACATCTGCCGTCGATGTGATTGTTGTCCAGTCTCCGTCAAATAGCTTTACCATTGACCTTAAGAACTCATTATTAGAGTCCTTGTCAAAGTTCCCATTTGGCGTTATCCCCGCAACACGCATCATTTTTGCAAAGAATTCTTGTATGTCCGAGTTTGTAAACTGATTTACAGGGGTTCCGCTCCCATCTCCTGGATTATCCTTAATTTGGCCATTTGGGAAGTCTGCGCTTGCTGGTATTATATTTGGGTAATTACCTAATCCTTTTGCCATATTATATATAGTTTACAAATATGAACCCTACATTATTTAAGGGCTTTGTTTTTAAAATCAATTGTCTAAACTCGTTTTTACGTATTAAGGGTACATCCGCAAATGTCCCCAATGTCTCACCGCCTATAAAGAATGTCCCCGAAAGACTAGACCCTAAATCAAAAGGCAAATCTAGTTTTTCGTCTATATAGTTGGCGATCTTGTTAGTATAGTACTGTCCATATTCGGTATCCCCATATTGCCTATCGCCATATTGTACAGCGGTTAGCTCCGAAATTCCGTATACTTCTAAAGGTGTTTTCGCAACAAAACCACCCATTCCGTCATCAAATATGTTTTCATGAATCCAAACATCAAATCCAGCTTGTTGCAACTGATCCTGCAAGAACAAATAATGCGATCTTGCTGGTTGTCCGTTTGGATATGCTATTACCTGAAGTAACGCCTTTTTTCTAGTCGCCAAATCTAGGACACTGTTTTTTGTCAATCCATAGACTCGCTCCCAGTTGCTTGCATCATCCTCGGTAAACCCGTCATTATCGGGTATTAGCCCATCAAGCAAACTAATAATGTCGTTGTATGAGATATTTTGAATATTGTTTAAAGCAATATGTAATGATTCAAGTATTCCACCAACAGGCATAGCAAATGCCCTACCTGTTGGGTATAATTGCCTATCGCATGCTAATAAATCATCCTTAATATCTATCATACAAATGTAACACTATTTAAATATGGGATATTGCCCAATAAGAACTGATACGATGTTTCTGATACCGAGTTAACTGTAAATGTAGGGGTCGCAAACGAAGCGCCAGGAGTGGCCGATAAAATTACAGCACTTAGATTGTTTGCATCAATAATATCATTTTTGTTTGCGATCACATCCGCACTGTCTACAAATGGTCTAACCGAACCCACATAGTCAGTTAATGCCGAGGTTATCAATGCTTGTATTTCTGTGGTAGCACCTATATATCCACCTATTGTAATGTCAATTTCCAAAACAGTTATTGGATGATAATTTACAATTACTTGCAATGGCCTTCTGCCCCTCTTATTTAAAGGTAGTGAAGTATCTGGATTAAAGTTTACAACCGTCTCCACTGCGTCAATCATTGGGGTGCTTGGCGTTCCCTTACCATCTGTTGAATCAGCAATATCCGATTCTATGTACAAATCTACTCTATTGTCGAAGCCACTTGCTGCGTACGGGTATACCGTCTTAACGCCTTGTACGTCTTGCGACCACAATATATAATCTACTGCAGATCCGCCTTGCGGTTGTAACCGAAAAGACCTAATTACATCAAGCCGATACGATTCTATATCCTCTGCACTAAGGGGCTGTATTGATTCAGATACTACCGTTGCAGTACTGTCAACTAGTGCAATAGGGGAAGTACTTGTAAGTGTATCGAGATTATTTAAAGAGGATTCTATCCCTCCCTCCAAAGCCCTTAGGGTAATCGTATCGGACGTGGTAACCATGGTATGAGGCAAATCCAAGATAAACATTTTTTGCGGATTCTTCGAGGAATCATTGCTTAAGAATGTTGTTTGTCCTGGTACTACCGCCCCAATAGACCCAGTAACGGTTACTAAGTATTGCCCTTGTGTCGATCCGTATGGTTGACGGCCTAGTTTTACGGCTCCCCATCTCTCCAACGTTCCACCAACAGACTCGCTATCTGCTATATCTGGCAGCATGTTTTTCTGTACTTCTCCCAAAGCTAAATACAATAGCTTCATTTTTGCCCCTAATGTATAAGCTACGGCCCTAAGAGCACTCTTTCCTATCGTTGAAATAGTATTGCCGTATTGAGCCTCTATTTCTGCTACAGTGTCATCGCAAAGCTGTTTAAGTATTGGAATCGTTATCATATTAATAAAAATCGTCGTTAAAGTCTTCGTATGAGAAATCCCCATCCGACAACCTTTTAGTGTATGTCAGTATTTTAATATTCTTTCTTTCTTGGTAGATCGTTTCAATAAGAATCTCTATCCTGTCGGTTGCTACTATCTTTGCATCAATATTAACCACAATTCCCAATTCTACCAAAAATTGTAAATCTTGTTTTATCGCTGTGATTATTTTTGTTCGTCCTGCTGATGTTAGCGGAGTAGTTATTAATGCTTCCTCTGTTGCGCTATTATATTGAATAGGCTTGTTTGCAAACATCAACAGATTGTTACCCCAATAATCCTTAGATATGGTTCCCGTGATTCGTTTGTTTTCGGTAGAAGCCTCAATATTGCCACCAAACAAAGCTAAATATGTTTGGTTCTCAATAAAGTCTATAACTGATAGGTCATTGCTTTCTATTAAGAAATCGCCCCCATCTCCCGTATCTACTAATCCAATATCAAAGTTACTTACCAAACTCATGTGTAGAACCTAATTTAATTGGTATACCCGTTTTTTCTTTAACAGAGGCCGTTGTCCCTTGTGGTGTATTAATGTCCATTTGCAACATAGACTTACCAAAGAATACGCTTTGCCTCTCTAGTTGTTTTTCGCGCTCTTCATGAGGGTTGATCAAAGAAACGTAATTCTCTCTCTTGTCTTGGATAGTCCTATCTTCTCCGACCATAGTCACGCCCATATCAGCCCTAAACTTGTTGATAGATTTAGAGGCGTTGGCAGCCCAATCAAAACCAGTAATATCAGCAATTATAGATAGTATCTGCTCTAGTGGTTGCAATACAATGTCTAACAGAGTACTACCTATTGCTTTTATGCCCTCCAATATCCCCCCTTGTCTAAAGGCCGTGGTGATTCGCTCCCAATTTTTTCTAAAAGACATTACTAGACCTATAACTAATGCTAGCCCAGGGAGAAAGATTGCCAAAACTAAATTAGCAGCTGCTCCCCATTGCTCATAGTATTTGACAATCAGAACAACCACAGCAATTAACAATACTATCCCTGCTATCATCAATCCGATTGGATTCGCCATCATGGCAGCATTAAGAAGCCATTGGGCAGCAGTCAATGCCGTAGTAGCGCCTTCTAATAGTAATGTTGCTGTAGTAGCAATGGTAATACCTATAGATACAGCCTTTAATACTACCAATAACCCTATATATATCTTGAACCAGAAAACTATCTTTTCCCAGTTCTCCCAAATAAACTTAGCTGCTACCCATAGTTTCTGAGCAAATGAAACGGCTCCTTTCATGAACTCCTTAAATTTGCTTGCAATTAGCTCTTTGTTTTGAGATACCCACGCCCTTATATTATCGGTTACCTTTATAGCCTGCAATGCAAAATCTTTGGCGTAAGGCAGTAACTCTTTGCCAATTGATGCGGCTGTCATCGATATATTATCTTCCAGTGTTGACATTACGCCCGTAAATGTCTTTGAAGAAATAACCATTCCTTGAAAGAATATACCTCCCTCAGAAGTCATCATCTCAAATGTTTTTGTTAAAGCTTCGGTTGATACCTTTCCTTTTGTTATCAACTTGAATAGTTTTGCAGTACCTTTTACACCTTCACCCAAATTCATAGATTTTGCCATTTGAGCAAAAATAGGAACCCCCGCCTCTGCAATAATATTCAAAGATTCTAATGTTACTTTACCCTTAAGTAAGGCCTTTGTATAGCCTAATGTAACCCTGTTTAGTTTATCAACGTTTCCACCTGCCGTATCACCTAAAAATCTAAACGACTTTATAACCGAATCAATATCACCGTTCATAACTGGTAATAGTGATCCTGCCGTTTTACTAATATCCTCAAAAACAAATGGAGTTGTCGCGGCTTCTTCTGTAAGCCTTCGGACTAATTCGGTGGCCCTTGCTGTACTTCCCATCAATGGGGTATAGAACGACTCTGCATTCTCAATTTTGGAAGCTTCGTTTATAACCTTTTTGATAGCATACCCAACAGCCCCCAACCCTGCTACTACTGCTGGTACTAAATAATTGCCTCCTAGGCTTGTGAATGCAGTATTTACCTTTTTTTGAACCGCCTGTGCTTTTGCTGAGAACTTGGAAAGACTATTCGACATTGTAGATACTACAGATGTGAATTTATTTACTGCCGTGAATATTGTTGGTAAAGTAAATGCTTTCATTCTTTCTTTTTATAAGTTTCTCTTACGTCATCAGCCCAATACAGTAGCCCTAAATGGTCTTGTCTGTCAATAAAAAGGGAACCGATTGTATTTGGTTCCCAGTGGTGTTCTCTTACAACGGTCTTAATGGCGTTGCTCAAATTTTCTTGATCTATTATACAAAAAAAAGGGCAATTGATCTTGCGATTTTAAAGTCCTCTTTATCCATAGCTTTGACCATGCCAAGGACCTGACCGCTAAGTGCTGCAATGTGAGCGGCTAAACGACCATCACCATCATCCGCCTTTATTCCGTGCATTTTCCCGCTTATCTCCCTTTCTGTGATTCTGGCTTTGTAAACAAACTCGGTAGTTTGTGAATCTTGACCAATTGGGAACTTAAGAATATGGGTAAAACTAAAATCAGAGTTAAGAACCAAATTACCCGACTTCATATATGAAACCATAGACTTAATGTGTTCTTCTGACTGCTCACGTTGAAAATCGTCAATCTTTTTGTAGTCAAGCCAAGAATTAATCTCTTGTACTGCGATTTCTTCGGGTAACGCTTTTTTTGTTTCTTTTGCCATTATGTTAATTTTTGGGCTACGTTTGAACCAGCGATTTTAAGGTCGAATGTAGAAGCATTTACATTTCCTTCGATGTCTCCTACTGGCTTGCCTCCAACAATCTTGTATACATGACCATTAATCCATGTAAACACGTATGTCGCAGACGTTGGACTAGAGGCCAATGCCATAATTTGCTCTAAAGTACCTGTTGACATATCATTAACACAAGTCCCTTTAATATAAGGAACTGTACGGGATAATTTGTCAATCCTAGTTCCTGATCCGTCAATATTGTTATCTTCATCAGCCGATACAAAGCCCCCCATTTTTAGCATGGAATCTTCGCCAGCCTTAAAATAAAACGTCCCTTGTCCCAATGTTGGGTGTGTCCAGTTAACGTCTAATAAATCTCCTCCTGTTGCCATATTTTTAACTTAAAGTGCCGAAATTAAAACCTGCCTGAGCCGTAGTACTTGCAATCCTCGCAACTCCTGACCTCTTATAAGGGAAGAATGTTTCTAATCTATCAGGATTAACCGTGCTTATGTTCACAACAATACCGTCTTTCATGAACTTTGAATCAACTAACAAACCCCGCTGTACCAGTTGATCGGCCAAGTCTGAAACTTTGCCTTTCCATGTTTTAGGTTTGATTACCTTAGATGACAACACAACATCGTCATCGTTTGCAATCACGGCGCCTATCACATACAGTTCTTCAAGTAGCATATATGAGAATCTTACGTTAAAATCTAACATCAAGTTTCTGCAATACCTGTACTGTGGCGGATTTTCGCCTATTGGTGCGTATGTGGTAACAAAGTCTTGAACCCTATATTTACCGTTGATCACATCAGCAGTAGAAGTGCCCATCTGAACCAATGTGTTTCTGTTTGCTGCTGTTTGCATTGTGCCAGCGCTTGTAGGAGTTGGCATGTCTGGATATGTTAACCCTCCAACATCCAAGTCTGGCGTATTTTGCGACAAGTTAGCAAACAATACTGTCATATTTGCGCTTGCCTCCATTGGAAGTCCTAAACTATTAGGCGCAGGGGCTATTGCTATTGTACAATTATCTAACCTTGCTGATGTAATAGTACTCGGATCGTCATCTACAGACCCAGTAATTGCGATAAACGGCTTGAATATGTCGCCTCTGAATCTGCCTGTTGGGTTTGTATCATTTGGAAGTCCATTATAAGCCTCTAGTGCGTCCATTACCGTAGTAGAACCAGCGTAAGGATTAACAACTATTGTATGCCAAATGTTATCAAATGTCAAAGAAGATGCAATTGAAGGTGTGCCAGCACCATTTTGCTCGCTAGCTACAACATAAGTAAATCCTAGCGCTTTGCCTTGCGTATCAACCGATACTGTAAGATCGTTTGAGGTTAATCCAGACCATTTAGCGGTTAAAAAGGCGTCATCACCTTCACTAAATGCTGTAAAAGGACATCCAAGTACTGCATTTATAGAGTCTGATATTTTACTACACAAGGTCGTAACAGTATCCCCAATCTCTATATTTACTGCGTAAAACTGACCATCAAGCCCATTTCTTCCTGCAATTTTGATATAGTGGGTTCCGTTTGCTGTTGCTGTGCCTGTGGGGGTAATAGAATACTCTTTAGCGGCGGAACTTACCGCCTTTAATTGCGGATAAATCGTTACGGGAATACCAGAAACGCCATTGTTTGAGCTAGGTAGTAATATTCTAGCCATAATATGCAAAGGGGAGCCGTATCCATACTTTTGCCCTACTTGTTGCGATGTCGTCACCTCTGTGGGTGTCAGGTCTAATCCTGTTTGGTTTGCGTCATTTGCTTCTCCGAAAAGTGCGATAGACTGCGGCAAATTGGGTGAAACTGTCTGAAAGTTGCCCCTTGTGTTTGTGTAGCCAACTATTCGGCTTATCCAATTTGAAGGAATTGAATTTGAAGGCATAATGATTTTTTAATTTGACCAAAAATCCTAAATTAAAAAGCATTTAAAAAAAATAGTAACCGTGAAGGTGACTATTTGCCCAATCTCTTATTAATCATATCCACATAATCAACCCAAAGGAATTGTTTTAGCTTGTATTCTCTACCAATCTCAAAAACAAAGATATCCCTTATTACATTGTTGTACACACGACAGTCAAACAAGTGATTTTGTGCAAAATCGTTCTTTTTCTTCCATATAAATGCCTTTTCTTCACCATCCACAGACTCTAAAACTCTGTGTTCAGCCTCATAATGGTTGAAAAAGTTCTCATTTCCATATAATATCCCGTCTGGATGTGGATAATTCATGAATCCTGATGGTTGCGACTCCCCGCTCTTAGGATTCCATTTTAGGTTTATATTTTTGGCTAATTCGTCTTTTATTACGCCAACTTGCAATAAATATGAGTGTTTTCGCTTTCCGATCTTGAATTGAGCCAAATCTACACCTAATCTAACATATTGGTCTTCTTTTTCCCCTTTTAACCCCCTCACAACAAAATTTGTCTTGTCGATATACTCCCAAACTTGCTTATCAAGGTACCCAGTGTCTATTCCTGTAGCCAATATTTTAAAGCCTTTCCCTGATTCTGATCTATAAACGGCTCCTAAAATCTTATCTAGTTCTTTCCATACAGACATTGGCCGATCGTGTTCGTAAGTCCATTTTTCACGGGGCTTTTTGTCTTTTATAAAGCTTTCACGAGGAATAAATGTACCAATACTACCGTGGCTAATGCTGTACGTGCTGCCATTTTCTGAATGTGCAACTATTTCGTAGTCTAATCTAGCGTCATGCTCTTCCGCCTTATTTACGCCTTCAAATCTACCATTCAAATCGCATGCACATGTAAGCATTACTATCTTTCCATTACCATCCGAAATAGACAACTCCTCTGGAACAACTCCTATTTGATAGTTTCTTATGTTTTTCTTAAGTGATTCTGCTTTTATAGACTCGCCTCCTTTTTTGTATGGGAGCCCCAAGTTAAGATTTAGGAACGTTTGATATTTAGATTCTATCCTTTGCCCTCCTGGCGGATTGCATTCTAAATATTTCCTTACATAATGTAACCAGTCATCCATCCCCGCGGGCGAATAAAGAGAATTCATGTAATAACTGGTAAATTCTGGCTTAAAAGGTATAGCTGTAGGGTTCCAGTACCCTGCATTTACTATTTCGTGCTTGTTTTGATCCGTAAAGAATCCCCCGCAACACTGGCAAGTATAACCTACTGACTCGGCTATAAGTCTATTATTTTCATCTAATTCCCAAGTTATGCCCGCTGGTAGCCCATTTTCTCCCTCTATTTCCCAAATAAGTTCTATAAATACAGCACAATGAGGGCATGGTACTAAGAATTTCCTTTGATCCCCCAACATATATACCTCATAGATATTTGATTTCTCTAAAAGCTCGGGCGATGAAACGTAAAGTATTTTTTTTGTCTTAGCGTACGCCGTGAATCTTTTTTCAATCAAATCTCTAAGATTTCCAGCGCCCTTGCTATTGCCTATAGCCCTTTCATAGTCATCTATAAGGCCAAACTGGTAATCTGATTGCTGCCATGTTTTAGGATTTGAAGCTGAACAAACCTTCAAATATCCTGATGGGAACTGTTTAAGCGTGTTTGTGTCCCCAGTTTTGTTGGATTTTGCTCTTTTTGACGGATTTCTGATTAGGTACCTAAGACCACAAGAGTCTATGAAATAATCAATTTTATTCATAGCCTCTTCAATCAGCTCCTCTTTCCCTACAGTCATGACAATGTTGCCAGGATTGTTTTGGATAAGGTACATGATCAATGGAATTATTATAGATGCTGTTTTCCCGAATTGAGCAGAACCCATCAGCGCAATTTCTGTAACGGGATCATTCTTTGCAAACCTATCTATAACTTCACGGGTGTACGGTGTTGTAGAATATCTTAATGGCCCTTGGATTGGCGGAGGCATCATTATATTTTGTTCAGCCCAAACAGACGGTAGTATGTCGGATATGTGATACTTGCCAGACTCTATCAAGCTAATTAATACTTCTTCGCTAATCATGTTCGCCTACTCCCCTTTTTTTAGTGTAATCTCCGACAATTGAATTGATTCCTCTTTTGCTTTCTTCTTGCGCTCTGTCTACAGCGTCATTAATGCTCAAAGTTAGCTCTTGCCTAAAATTGGCAAGCTCTGTATTAGATAGTCCTTTTGTCTTTGATAGCCTTGTTAGCCAGTTCTCCGCAGCCGCTTGGAATGATTTTACTATGTTTTTACCATAGTCAGAAAAAATAGTTCGTACAATATCAGTGGGCACTGATTCCCCATCTATCTTCATATTCCTTTTTCTTAGAAGCTCGGTTTCTTCTTCTATTTTTAAAAGGCCTAATTGTTTTTTCTTTTTCTCTAAATCGTATAAATCCAGAGAATTATCATTTTGTGTTTTTTTTACGCTAATTCCGTTTTGCTCCTGTATCGTTCCTGTAGCATTATCTGGTTGTTTGTGTTTTTCTAATGACTTCTTGTCAAAACAAGATTTCATGAAAGAATAATTAATAAGGTTCTCGTCGTCAATATACCCACCGTCTACAACGATCTTGTTTCGCTTGATATAAGCGGGTATACTCGTGTCTTGGATGCCACATAACCTAGCAAACTCAGCCTGTTTGTATCTTGCCATTCCTAAGTATAATGTTTTTTTTCAAACTATGCAAAAAATGAAATACAAGTGTTCGTGTTTTTTTTCGGAGAGTGGCATACTTTGCGTAAGCCTCAGTATCTCTGGAAGTACCTTGGGTTTTTATATGATGGTCTCGCCTCATTGTTGTTGCTTATCGCTTATTGCTGTGATAGACTCGATGCACTTTTGATATTTAGGTATTAAAGACTGTCTTATCTCTTCTGCCTGTGTTGTTGTGCATTGCTTGTTGATGTTGTCTTGATATATCTGCAATATCATAGATACGTGCTGTTTTAGTTGTGCTCCCTTCTTGCTCTTAGCCTCTTCGTACCATCTAGAGAATAGGTCTATTGGTTGCTGTATTAGTCTTATCTCTTGTTCTGTGTCCTCGTCGCTATCGCTACTTACTACTTGTGCCTCTGGTATACTATCGTTGCGGTCTGCAAACTCGTCCTTTACAATACCTTCTATCCACTTAGCTGCTGCTAGGTCTCCCCCCATGGCTGCGCCTATCTGCTTAAGAACAATTATGTCTGCTACAGACAAAGACTCTGTTTGTTTTGTGATTGGGTTGGTTGTGTTAATCTCCTCAGAAAGAAAGCGCTTCAATATAGTCTTGATAGAAACAGCACCTTTTGGCCTGCCATTTATATTTCCGCTTTGTCCTTTCTTGAATTGAGTGTCTTCTTTTGGCATAGACTATTTGTTTATTTTAAATATAAATCCTTTTCGCATACCACGTTTTAATCTTTTCTTCATTCTGCGTGACATTCTTAGTTTCTTGCCTTGTTGACCAACTAATACGCAATATTCCTTTGTGACGCAATTAAAAAAAGCATATGTATTAAATGAGAAATAATCTACCATGCTCATAATTGTACTATTTCTTTATTTTTTAATTCTAATCCCGTATTTTATAACACAAGAATATAATTTTACTAATATTTTATGAATCATAATACAAATCCACACCAAACAAATACCCAACACCATGTACATCATAGCCACAATGAAGAATATTAACAAACTAGGTGCTCCGTTTATTGTTTCCATGGGGTTCCTAGTTCTATATTCGTAAAATCAGCAATATTTATCGCTACAAACTTTACAAACGTTCTCAAAACTGTGCTTTCGTTTTTGTACACGAAAATCTTGTATTCTTTCCATCCTTTTCCGTTAAAGGTTGCGAGTCGTTTTAATTCGGGTACTTCTGTGTTTTGGCTCATGCTTTTTTGTTTTCTAGTTCGCACCATTCTGGAATTAATACTTTGTCAAAGTTTTCAACATAACCGCTGATTTCTTTTGTAGATTTTATGCAATTCCATATATATACATTATCAAAAGAGTCTGGCGTATATCTCCTTTTCGTTTCTAAGAATGGACATTGCCCACATGATCCGATTTCTGTTATTATTATCTTCATTCGATTATAACTTTTAGTTCATTCCCACTTATTAATGCGTCCACAACTTTAATTATTATTGGATGCAACTTTTGTTTTTGCCTTCTTTTGTTTACTGATGAATAAATCAGATTGAGAGATTTTTGGCACATATCGACAAGTTTAAAGTATTCAAGCTTCTTAATGTCATCCATATTAGGATGTTTTGAAAGATCAAACTTATACGTAATCCTATCCTGTTGTACTATTTGATAAGCGAATAACCTCATGACTTATGAAACATCCACAGATAATAGAACACGGTGCTTATTGCAAATATAGCAACCTTAACCCTTAATATTTGGGTGCCGTTCTTAATTAGCTTTCGTTCCTTCTTGTCAAACTCTGCCGTATTGCCTATATAATCGTATGGTAGCTTACGATGTAAGGCGAATGATATATCGAACACTATCCAGTAAATTGAAGCGAGTATAGCCAAATAAAACACGCTTCCGAGTCCTACACGAAAATAAGAATCAAACTGATTGAACACAAATAGGTGCTTCATAAATCCAAAGTTTAATAGGATCGCCACTGGTACACCAAATATTAACCGTATTAGCATATTCTTCTTATGGTTAATGTCTTCGTTTTTTTTATCTGCGTCTCTTTTGCCCCAAAGATCGGCCATTATTGCTGTTAAAATGTAGATGATGATTCCTGCTATTATGAATGTTGTCATTTTATTGTTTGTTTATGATTTTGTTTAAAGTTTCAAATTCTTTTACGTTTGGAGTTAGTGCCTGTTTTAGCCTTGCTTGCTGTTTCTTTTTCATATTATTGTTTAAAACATATATTGTCTTTTTCGTTAAATCTAAAATAAGCGTTAGCATCGACTTGCTTCTCATAAAAATTACCATTCTTTCTTACCCACATCCAATAATGAGGATATCCACCTTTTGAATATACCATTTCCTTTTTTGATATGATATAACATGTACTTTGTTCTTCTTTGCAAGAGAACATAAATAAAGCTAAAATTATTAATACTATTTTCATCTCCAATCCTTTATTAAAGTTACAAACTGTTTTGCTACCCACAATATTGCTATTGCTTCGATTGATAGAATGAGGCAAATCATTTGTTATTACGTTTAGCTTCAATCATTGCCAATATGCTTTTAGCTAAGAATTCAGCGTTTTTAATCGTAAGCTCAAACGATACCCAAGCTTCTTTGGTTGTAGAAAGCCCAAAATCATAACCTATATTAAAACCTATTACCTCATATTCACACATTTCTTCGTCTTCATTAAAAGAATTAAAGCACGATATATTAGCAATATGTCCATTGTCTTCGTTTTTAACAAAGATATCTTCGTTAAGCGTTATAATTCCTTTTTCAATTCTTACTTCTGTGGTCATCCAATTATTGTTTTAATTTCCAACATCTTTTTGTACACTTCAATTAATTCATCTATAGACACCATATTTCCGTTAATATCTAACTTGGATTCTCCTATTGTTTGTTTCCTAACTATTGGATCAGGCGGAAATACCAACATATCGTCATTGTTAATTTCAGCTTTTAGCTCTGATAGATTTTTATGAATGTTTTCGGGCAACGCCTCGTCTTGCGTATTCTGAACGCTTGGAGCGTGTGCGATAATTTCAGCCCATTTTCCGTTTTCATATATCAACGCATAATTTTCATCATACATATAATCTTTGCCAGAATATGTAATATCTGATCCAATGCATTTTTCTAAGCCATTCAGGTCTATTATTTGCGCATTTACTACATACCCGTTCTTCTCGGCATAAGCCTTAAGACATGTTTCTATTTGGGAGGGAGTGGCGAGGCCTTTGCAGTATTTCTCCAAGAAAGATCCTTGACCAATTCTTCCAGTACCAGTTGGCGAATATAATTCTGATATTGTTAGTGAATTTTCTGTCCAAATAACACTTAGGCGTTCAAACCTGCCTATACATGACCCCTCTGATGGGAAATCAAACCAATACCACTTGCCTACTTTGTATTCTGTTTTCATGATCCAATATATATGTTTATGTTATTTTGAATCCAATCTTGTGCAGTGTTGAACTTAATATTCTCTATGTCTCTTTCTGACCAATCATCCATGACAACAATCGTTAACTCTTCTTCGTGAGTAGCCGTTAACCCTTTAATTTCGAATGTTGCTGTAAAACTTATTTCTTTCATATCGCCAAATTTATTTACCTATAAAAACCAGGGGCGCATAACACCCCCGATTTTCAACAATTAAACCCTAAACTAACCTATTGCTTTAATATCATTGTGGATATATCTCCATATAGTGGCGTTTTACCGTCCCACTTCTTAACAAAGTCTTCCATTACGTCAATTTGTTGTTGTCTCAATATTTGAGGAGTAAGTCCAGCGCTTATGATTAGGCTTTCCTTAGCCTTTAGTTCAGCAAGTTCATTACGCTTCTTCTGTTCGATTATTTGCTGATCAATTACAGACACGTTAGTATTTACTTCGTTCCTGCTATCAATCTTGGCCTTTACCTTTTCAGAGAAGTCAAGATTAGCACTAAATGTAAGCAATTGAAGCCCTTTGTTTTCAAGTTCTTTCTTTACCAATATCTGAACTCGTTCCTCAAACTTAAGCGATCCACCAGTAGCCATAAGGGTATCAGTTATGTACTTTCTTGATTCTTCTTTAATGATGTCGTAGATGTTTGGCTCTATTACATTGTCTTCAAGTGATCTCATAAAGTCTGATCCAGAGCCAAGTCGTGCATTTTGAAAAACCAAATCAACTACCTTAGATTCAATAGCCATATAGCTATATACAGGATTAGCGGTAAACTCTGTATTGTCGGCAGCTTTTAGATGCAAAGTTTTCTTGTTGCCTTCTTTGTCGTTAAAGTCGGCTCTCTGCTCCCAAGCTGGTACTTGGAATAATTCTGTTCCAGGCGAAGATGTACTAACGTTACCTTGTTGTTTTTTATAATCGCTTTTCCCTTCTTTCCCGTAGTTCTCCATAAGTACCCCATAGTAATTAGGAGCGACACGGCTACATGAGCATGATTGAAGAGCCGACAAGGCAAGAATGATGATACTAAAGACTGTCTTTTTCATTTGTAATGTTTTTTTTAATTAAATGATTTATGAAATGAATAATAACTAAGGCTATAACTACAGACAAACCAATACCTAGCCAAGCATTGATATGATTAAAACACCATTGGCAAGCAAATACTAAAACTAGCACTACCAAACAATAATAAATGTATTTCATTTGAATTTTATTTACAGATAAAAACACCCACCGAAATACGCAGTCGGTGGGCTGGGCGAATAGCCCTTAATAGCTTCTGCTGTCGCTATTTGTGTGCTCTTTTTGCAGACTCGAACTGCTCTTTTGGCTCCATAAAGGCGTACCAATGTGCTACCATTACACTAAAAAAGATCCTTATTAACCCACGTTTGCGTAGTACCAAGTTATCAGTACATCGTGTTGCTATCGGTTGCCAAAGTACGCCTACTTAGATCGCTTCGCAGTTAATATTTTATTTGATGTGTTTCACGAATCGAACGTGAGACTACCCCATTCGGGGGCAATTATACCACTTGACTAAACACATTCCAATTAACACCATAAACAAGTCCAAGATCAAATGCACTTACTCTTTCTTGGTGTTACTATAATTCCAAGTGTCGTAGCATTATCCACCTTGAATAGTAACCTTCGCTAAAAGCATTGTTTATGGGTAATGTCTTTAAAAACAGGACTAAAGCAAGTACCCTTCCCAACTTAACGGGACATCTACCAAATGTACTATTGTCCTCTCACCGCAATAGCCTGTTTAAGCGGGTAGGCCATTGTTTATCAGACATGCTACGATTATCAGTCGTTGAACACCTACCCATGTTTTTAATACTTCAAAGAACGATTCCTATTGCTAGGTTTGAGAGGGGAGCTACCCCTCATTCCCATATCATTTCCGCCTTCGGACGGGATTGCCGATTCGGTTTTGTTTGCTGAGGTCATAATCCATCTCAGTTATGGCTTCATAATGTAGCTAGTATTTGAATTTCAATATTTTAAAGAAATATTTGTATCATGATTGGAATCGAACCAATGTTTCACCATCTTCACAGTGCGTACTAACCCCTATACTACATGACCAGCTTTATCTTACTCATACACCAGATGGTTTGTTAGCTAATGCAGTATGCCCCATCAGGCAGTTGATGTGTATGATTATTGATATTACTGTTTATTTTAAAGAACGATTGCCTTTCGGCTTTGTGATCGTCTTTCCGATCTGTCAGACATACGTACAAGCGCAGCCCAGCCATATAAGGCACTATCTTAATTATCTTGACAACTTTTTACCGCGTAATCTGTACGCTCACACTTTATCACCTGCCTCATGTTTTCTGAACCTTCTTGGTAGCCTTTGTTGTAGGACTTCAACGTATCCTGAGCGGTGTAGTAGCCTGTCTTTTCTCTCTTAGCGTTGTCTACTATAAAGTAAATCAATCCAGAAAAGAAAATGCAAACTGATATTGCGATTAATGACGATTTTACAGCGAGTTTAGTTTTCATGTTGTTTAGTGCTTTAAAGTTTTGTATCACCTTCGTTCGTTTTAGTAATTCAAAGGTATATAACTTAACGTTAATAACCAAACATGGTTACATATATTTTTGTATTTTATTTGAAATATTTTTAAACCCCTTGATAATCAGTGTTTTATTTTTATCCGTCAATATGCCTTTTCTTAGAAACACATTGATGCACCTATCTGTTAGCCTATTCTCTCTCTCGAATAGCTTATAGTTTAACCCCTCTTTCTTTAAATCCTTAAGCAATATTTGTATTTCTTCATTACTCATTCACAAATATAATCAATCTTGGTTATACTACAAAAAAAGGCCTCGACTACTGCCAAGGCTTTTTGATCTTAAACGCTTATTGAGAATAGTAATTAAGTTTTTTCATAGAGTGTTATTTCTACGTATTTAACTGAGCTTTCTTCACAGTCTTTTTTAGCCTTTTCTTCGTCATCCCAAGCGCACAATATATCTCCATCACATGGATCATACGCTACAAAAATTTTCTTTTCTTTCATTTTGTTTAAATTTTAGTTAACCTTCCTAAACTATATCCGTTTGCTTTTGCCCAATTCGGGTTTGCCTCTAAAAAATCGTGGTGCTCCCTACATACTGCCAAAAACCATCTTTTATCTATCAATAACCTTCCTATTTTACCTTTTTGATGGTGGTTATCCGTTGATTCTCTCCCGCATCCTTTAAACTGGCAAATTGGATTTTCAAGCATAAACTCATTCCTTATTGGCCTGTATTCTGCGTATTCCTTAGCCCTCTTGTCGCTCCTTGGCTTGATCTTGGTCGGCTTTTTCTTCTCGGTCTTTACTGGTTTTGGGTATGGGTTCATTAGTCTTTACGAGTTATGTACAAGAAAAATATCAAATAAATTATCATTGATCCCAAAATTACCAATCCTTCTATGTGGCACCATAAGTTCATTGTTTTTACAGATAATAAATTGCCTCTGCATCTTCTAGTGAATTCTTGTATTTTTTCAGCACATTCATTGCTAGTCTAATATCTTCTGCGTCTTTTGGATTAGTGCAGAAGTTTTCAGGATTAATATATCCGCCCTCCATTAAGTCATACCAGAAATCATCTACTGGTTGTTTTTCTTCTTGTTCTACTATTTTTATACTCATGATTCAAATTGTTTACACGCCATGTCTTTTTGTTTTCTTTTGAACAAGTAGTGAACCGAGTTAAGGCTCACACACTTGCCACTTTTAAAGTGAATGCACATACTACATGTTTTTACTCCCATACCTCTTTACCCAATGTGGTGCCATTTGAAAATTCCATTCTATCTAACAAATACTCATAATCAAGCATAGAAGGCCTATCAGAACCGCAAATTGCTACTCCTGCACTACTTATAGCAATTATCTTGAATTCGTCTTGACAGTTTTTAAATCTCACCCATTTATCCCTAAACAACTCACGATCTTCGAAGGAATATGGTATGATTTTACAATCTAGTTTCTGAAATACTTCTACACATAAGAAGTCTAAATCTGTATGTATCCCGAATTCACTAACGCCATTTACTATTGTTTCTTTGCCAAAATGTTTAGAATAGCAATCAATTACTTTTAGTCGGTCACCAGCTTTCACGTTGTTATCCTTTACCCAATGAGCGGTAATTTGCTCACGGGTTAGTGGTTTTGGTTCTTCTGGCTTAACCCTGTAATTCCATTCAATCCAATTCCAAGATGGAGGGTATACTACAGTCCATGAATTAGTACTGTTACAGCACTCTATTTGTTTACCTTCAACATACGCCTGCATTACTTCAATTTGTTGTTCTGTTGTCATTTCTTTCTCGATTTATTTTTCCTAGTCTTACCTTCTTTCTTGCGTTCCAAATACTCGTTGTTGTTGTCTATCTGAGCCTTTAATTTAGCTTCTTTTATCGGTCTTGGATTGCACATTCTTTTAATGTCCGCCTCTGTAAACTGCCCAATGAACATATTATCCATTGCCGATTTTAGATATATTCTAGAGTCTTTGTTAGCCATTACGTGCGTTTTCGATTAACTTTTTGTTTTTGTTCAAATTTTCAAGTCGTTCTATCTCTAAGTTCATTAATACCTCCCTTGCATTCATTACAGCGGTTTTAATTACTTCTTCGTGCCTTGGAGTGAATTCTTGAAACCAAACCTTAAACCGTTCCTCTAGTGCTAATTTAGAGTAATCATGTTTCTCTCTTAGTGTCTCTACAGCCTCAATATACAAAGGGTCTGACACATCAGAAAACCGCCCTTTATAATACATGCTCGTCTCCTCTTTCATCAATAGATTTTCTGGCATGTCCGTAAGCACATAAAATAGAGCGCTTTTTTTAATACCAGTTAAGAAAGAATATCCGTGTAACTGCCATGAGTACAAATGATTTAGTGAAGCGCTTCCGAATGTGAATAAATCCCATGCATTTTTAATATCAAATATTATCTCTCTATTAGCCTCAGTGTCAAACATACCCTCTATCCATTCGTTTGAAAGTCGATCTTTATTTTGTGATAGAAATAACTTAGGATATAGGGCTTTATTAAGCATTTCTAAGCCGTCTGACTCATTTACTGTGCCCTTCTCGAAGTATTTACTTGTGATATCATTTGTAATGCCATACACAGCCTCTATGTGTAGATCACGTAAATAAGTTACCATGCCTTTTGTGACTTTACCAGAGGGAGTAATAATATCCCCCAACTGGCTACATCTGAACTTATAATTACTAAAGTCTATCATTTCCTATCGACAAATTCGTTCTTTTTAGATTTGAACATTTCGATCTGCTCCCCTTCTAAGTGCGATTCTACAAGCTCTAATTGCTCAATAGTATTTGCGCTCTTTATAAAATCAGTGACCCTGTCATACTCTTTTTGACGGGCTATTTCTTGTGGTGACGGTTCTTTGTTGTCTATGTATTCAACATCTACGGTGTCCGCATCCTTAATATGTGATTGGTCGCTAATTACAGCCTTTTGCATTTCAATTGATAGAGGGGCAAATTTTGACAATAGAAGCTTTATTACAGTTTTTAGACACATAGCATCAAAGTCGTCTTTCCATAGTCCAAAATCGCTCTTAAACGTTTGTGAGAATCTTTTACCGTGTGCCGTCAATTCCTCAGCAGACATATACAAAGTTTTCTCAAATCCGTTCAATAGCTTGAAGTATGAGGCGTACCCAATAGGCGCTCCACTTGCTTTTACTTTGAAATCAAATTCAAATCCAGTCAGTGGATTTTCTGAGACTAGTTGGCCTTTGTAAATTGGAGTTGCCGAAATATTGTGAAATACACCCGATCTTTGAGCCAATTGTATAAATCCACGGTAACCGATCTGAAATTGTGCGATAGTCTTTTTCCCCCAATTACCCTTGTCGTCTTTAAATTTCTGATCGAATGGAATAATATAAGCAAATCCTAAATTAGCATTAATAGGTAGGTCTAAAGAAGCAGCCATCATTGCAGCCATGTATACGCTTGTCTGGTCTGCGTTACGAAGCTTGTCATTTGAGTTCACAACGCTCATTACTGATGTTATAAAACCTACGTTCTTTTTACCCAAAAGCTCTTCAAACTTTGCTTTTACGTCTGGTCTCTGCATTATATGCAGTTGTTTTTCTTGTTTTGCAACCTCATTTGATTGCGTTGCTACCTGTTTGTTATCACTCATTTTGCTAATGTTTATTTACCTAATTTAATGATTTTTAGTGTGTTATGCAATTATAAATTGTGTTTAATTTTCAACTCTGACACTTCATTTTGTTTGGTTTTTATCAGATTTTCTCTGAATTTATCCATTACAAACTTATCACATATCCAATCATCACAAGTAACCTTAATCCCTTTTGCTTCTCTTGGACACAAAGAACTTTTCATCCAAAAATCACAAGAACCACATTTGTTTTGCATTCTATGTATATCATACTCTAGTTGTCTTACCTCATGATATGCATGTGATCGATCAGAAGCTTTATTAAGTGCATCAAAAATGTCCACACTCTAAATTTTTATCCCCAACTCGTTAAGTTTTTGCTCGAATTCTGGCGTGAATGAGAAGTTTTCTTTGGTAACAATTATTGGCGTAATAGGCCTTGTGTCTTCTTTCAAATGTATAGCAATACTTGTAGCTATGGAAACTAAGTTACCTTTGAAATGAGCAACAATATCTTCAAAGCTACCAAACACAGGTTTTTGCTCTTCGTATACTGGCTCCCACGTCTTAACTATTTCGGGTGGCAATTGAATTTTAATACTTAATCCTGATATTTCCCAGAAATCATAGTTTTCTGACTGAGTAGCAATACATCCTTTCTTTATGTCACCACGATAAAGATCAAACGGCACCTTATACCCTATGATCTTTCTATCTGGCTGTTTGCTGGCTTCGTAGGCTGTGATTATTTCGGAAGCTGGGATAATGGTTTGTGTTGAGTTTGCGTTCACAGCCCACTTAAACTGCTCTTCGCCATAAATCCATCTTAAAAATATAATATCATTGGATGGATAATAAAGCCCATATATTTTACAAAGCGCTCTTTTATCGTCATCAGAACTAACCGATATTGCGATGTTATTTGATTTTAAATACTCTCTTGTGTATTTAAATGATTCAATGTTTTCTAAGTTCATTTTTGTTTTATTTTAGTTAATCTTACCTTATTACCATTCCAAACAGGATGATCAAATTTGTAACTATCTGATCCTTTTTTGTATATGCCGTCATTTAAGAAACTAGAGATTATGGTAAACCCATTATCCGTTAATACTTGCTCTGCTGATACTCTATTATGTGGGTTGTTTATTTCCATACTATATTTTTAGTTACCAGTCCGTTTCCAATGATGTATTTTCCATTATTATTCAGTCCCTTGATAATCATTCTGTGAACTCTTGAAAACTCTTTTTCGTACTCGTTATCTACATTAGCGATTCCCAAATACAACAAAGTGTTCCAAATCTGTTCATCTTTTACCAAGGCTTTAATAGATGGAAACGGTTTATAGCTTCCATCTGAGTATGTTATCTTAACTGGCTTTTTGTTATTCATATTTGTTTTTTATTTTAAATATTACACTGTTCCAAAAACCTCCGTTATTGGTAGCATATCTATTTTTATGTATTACTTCTATTTCTTCTAAAATATTGCCGTCTTTATTTAGAAGTTTAACAATCTTACGCCATTCCCTAAATACTTTCATAGTACGATCAGTACTTCCGCATGTAGCTCTATAACCAACTTCTACTGATCCTGTTATTTTCAAAGTATCAACAAAGTATTGCAAGTCTTTTTTGCCTCCAAGCCTAATTTCAGCTTGCAGTATTTTATTCATAGTCTTTTCGCTAATTAACATAAATGTAATTTATCAGCCACTATAGGCGCCCAAAAGCTATCCTTTAAAACAAAAACATTCCCAACAAAATCAAACCCTAATATTTCGGTAGTGAATTCACAATTATTATCATAACCAGCAATAAAAGTAACTATATCTCCTTTTTTTAGATTACCAAAATACTCGGAAAATCCATTTACTTTATCTTTGAACACATTAAATTTTAAAGCGATATCGCTATTCTTGTATTTTTCAATAAGATTTACTTTTACTAATTGAGCTGCTTTCATTTGCTTTACGTTTATATCACAAATATAAGTTAAAGATTATTCATATACTACTATTTTCTTATTTAAAGTTATCCACAATTTACTTCCTAACAAACCTTTCCATTTTTTCTGACTTTTTAAAAATAGTTTCGCTCTCTATTCGATAAATCTTTTCTAGCTTTGATAGGTAGATTTCGTTTGATTCAATAGTTATTACTTGGTTCCGTGACTTTTCATTAAGCATTGAAAGCGTCATATTCGCTACTCTTAGTTTTTGTTTGTCTGTCATGATTATTCGTTATAGTTTATAATTTCTGTTTGTCCGCATTTAGGACATTCTACACTCTGAGTAGCCATCATTGTTGTTTGTGGCCTAAAATCTTTATTGCACTTTAAACAAACAAAGCTCCAAACATTTGTTCTTTTATCGTGACTTAATCCAGCCAGGCTATATTTAAATTTATCTGTTTGCATCATATCCTCATTTAATAAACTTCCTTCTGTTTTTCTCTACTTGCCATATAAACGCATTTTTTTTGTCCTCTGGCAGTGTACTATACCTTTGCTTCTGATATGCCCGTATACACTCTATACACATGCCTGTTTTGCCGTCTTTGTTTTGCTTGTTGTCGTAAAAACAATTCAGGTCTTTTTCTTTCGAGCACTTACTGCATGTTTTCATTTCTTTCGAAGTGGCTCACTCCATTGATTGTCTTAAATACATCGTTCTTTTCTGGTAGTTGGAATACTTCTCCGTGGTCGTTGAAAGTATAATTCTTCTCAACTATCCTAAACGGGTTGTCGCTTCCGTAAAGCCAATGCTTACCCATTTCAGCGTTTAACCACTCAGCAAAAGGCTCCCCATTTCTAGTTTTACAGTAGTCAAGCAATATTTTGTCTTGGATATCAAATAGCTGATCTCTAAAATAGTATGCCTTTGTTCCCTCTCGAAACCACTCATAAGCCTCTGGCCTTGTTAGCAGTATAATAGTGTCTGCGTCTTCTTCAAGTTTAGCACAAAGCCTAATATCTCCTTTGTGTGGCCTAACGTCTGGTCTTTCATCAATTGCGGGTTTTAACTGAATGAATAGATAAATAGCTATGTCTAATTCTTTGGCAAGATTCTTAAGCGTTGTTGATATGTACCCGAGCAATTGATCTTCTCTTTGGAAGGTTTGATTTACTTTTATGAAACTTAATTGATTTACAAACACAGCCTTTACGCCTTTCTTTCTAACGTATTGCTTTATTTTAGAGCACAAAATATTTAACGGGTAATTCGCGTATTCAATATTAAATCTAGAATAGTCAACACTTGCCATTTTTTGATCTACAAAATTAAAATCAATATTTGGTTTACCCATGTAGATATCTCCATAGTCTATCCCTGTATTTAAGGCCATCAACCTTGAATCATTTTGCGTTGGTTTGTCCTCGAACTCGAATATAGCAATAGGAGTTTTAAAATTAACAGACGCATTGTGGGCAAATATTAGCTTAATCATTGACTTACCAGACCCTGGCCTTCCACCTACTAATATCAAGTCTCCGCCAGCAGCCCCGCCCGTACGCCTATCAAGTTCAATTATCCCAGTTGGAACCCCGATTAACCCTCCGTTATCTTTTATTGAGCTAAACGTTTTGATACTATTCGAAATTGATGTGCTTAGGTTAACCGACTTATTCGTAAACACTCTATTCTTTATTTCAGAAATACCACTCTCCATTTCGTCTAGCAAATCAAAGCAATCTTCTTTAAAATCGTTCGCTTTTTGGTTTGCAATTATAGCGATCAATGAAGCTTTTCTCTTTATCCAGTATTCAACAACTATCATCGAGTGAAAAACAATGTTTGCTGATGAATTAACCATATTTGTTAGGCCAATTAGATAACTTATTCCCCCAATTGATTCAGATAATCCTTTACTAATTATACTTTGGTTAACGGTCATTAAATCAACTGGTTCGTTCTTTTGCTCCATTTCAAGGATAGCACCATAAATTATCTTGTGAGCCTCCAAATAAAAGAATTCATCACTTGTTAATACCTCTGACACCTCAACTATTGCCGTCTTTTCAATCATCAACGCCCCTAATACAGCTTGTTCAACTTCTTTAGCCGACATTGTAGACGTTTTTTCTGATTGATCAAACGCCTTATCTACATACTCCTTAGCTTTCTTCTTTTGCCATTCACTCATAAATCAATAATAATAAAGGTGGAAATTCTTTTCTGCTTGGTTCATAAATTCTTTAGGTGTCTTTTTTTCGATGTACCAGAATAGTTTCTTAGCTTCATCGCCTCCCATTTGAACAAGTTCCGAGTCTTTGTAAACATTCGTTACCCTGTCTTTAATTAATTCTAGCGGATTTGGTGCTTTATTTGGCTCAGGATTAACGATCTTTCTATTTGTGGGTAAAGTATTGTGTTGAGAATTATAACTCTGCTCAACCCAATTTACACAATATGCCTTAAAACTTCTTAGCCCTTTACATTTTTTGTTTTTAGTTTCTAACCATGAGTCAAGTTTTTTAGCCATCCAATCAAGCTTAGTCTTTTCGAATAGAATATTAAACTCTTCAATCTTGTCTTTCTCAATAGTTATATTGCCAAATTCAGAAACGTTTATGTATATACTATTCTCTTCTTTACTATCCTCTACTTTACTTTGTGGTTTTTTGTCTACTTTACCTTTACATTTACTTGGTTTTTGTACTACATTTATTCCTAAATGTTCACGTAAACCCTCAAAAGTTATACATTTATTATTTCTCCTACCATACGCATCTTGTACACTTTCGATAAGCTTATGACTCCACACTATTTTATGTGTATCATAAATCTCTTTATCTATAGCTCCAAGGGTTGCTAGGTCTGATAATATTAGCATAAACTTTTCCTCTGAAACTCTCATAATAGAAGCCAAATACATTGACTGTGTAGCGTCTCTTAAGTCAAGGTAATGATATGTAGCGTCTCCCAAACACTCTAATACCTTAAACCATACAGCATATCCATCATTGCCATATTTGCTCTCTATAACAAACATTTTCTTTCCATGCCTGCATTCGTGTGGGAAATAATCCACATTATTTCTTTCTGGTCTCGCCATAAATGTTAAATAATTTTTACGGGTTGCATAAATTTTTTTACCTTAAAAGTTCTTTTATCTTTCTCTCTTTGTCCTCTGGCATAGCTCTCACCCCACTAAGATACATCGATAAAAGAGGTTTTGAAATACCAATCTTGTCGGCAATCCATCCCTTTTTACGGCCACTGTCTAAAATCATTTTATTCAAGTCCATACACAAATATGGTTAATATTATTTAACATTGCAAATGTATTCATTTGTAAAGTCTATTTATAGTCTGTTAAATTGTGGGGCACATATAATGCCCCACTTGATTTTAGTCGTGCTCGTATTCTTCTGTGGTTATTGTACCGTTATTGTTAATAGTAACCAAGACGTGATCACCGAATAAATCCTTCATGAATTCAGAGGGTATCATTTCTAAAATCTCAACGAATTCCTCTATTAATCCCCTTAGTAATAAATTGCAGTCTGGATTTGGTATCCAGACTCTGTCTGCAAATACCCTGTCTTGATATGTTTTGTTTTCTTCAACACTCTCACCGTTAATTAGGATATTGTAATCTATATCTGTGTGCACAGAAAAAGTACACTCTTCTCCGTCATTCCAGTGATCTGTGTACTGAGGCCAAGAAAGTTGCTTTATTTGGCCTTCGCTATTTTCAAATATGTGCCTAAAAATAGGCCAAATTTCACCACGAAGCTCCTCAATAAGCTCTTCTTTTTGTTTCTTAATCGCATCGATTTTCCCTTTTACTTTTTCTATTTGATCCATTTTTAATCTATTAATTTATTTTGCTCTTTAATTTTTTTGTTTTTAAGCCTGTTTGGTACGCCACCTCCATTATTTACCCAATCAGGCACTCCCATATCTTCAATATAGTCTTGCACTGTTGGAATGAATCTCATTTTGAAGTCTTCCAATATATGATATTCGCCTACGTCTTTAACTGGGTACTTTTTACCTTCGCTATTCGTTCTCATATGCCCAAATACTTTCGGTAATATCGTAACCACAAACCAGCTATTGTGTGTTAGAATTCGGTGCGCATTATTACTATATGCTGCTTTGCTAGAATCCATTAGCTCATGAATATCAATGTAATCTTGTGGGACACCTCCAAACCTTTTTGCTGACAATTCTGCATGTATATAAGGAACCATAATTTAAATTTTTAAAACGAAAAAGCCCCGAATGTTCCTAGTGCTTGACGGGCGTGAGGGAATAACACCTCATAGGAACATTCGGAGCTATCCAAATGTCTTTGCGTTATTCTATGTCTTAATCCGTAGAAGCGTCACCAACTACATCACAAATATACGAAACTATCCGCTATTTGTTGCAATTTTTTCGAGTAGTTTTTGTTTTTCGCCAGTTAAATATTCCCATTGAGCACAAGCAGACGAAGCAATAATAGCATACCTGTCTAAACTTATATCTCCTTTTAGGCATACTTTCCATTGTTGACGAATATATTCGTCTTGCTCCGCTATCCTTTTATTTATGAATTCTAGCGTCATGATTCAATAACAGTTACTTTGCCAGCTAAATACTCCTTCAATAAAATCTCAACCTCCGAAACCTTACCCATATAAGTTCGTTCAAATTCCTTATATTCTGCCTCTGTAAGCGATTGTTTTGCCCCGTTGAATAGTTGTGCTTGCAATCCTTCCAAAGATCGCTTAAATTGAGTGCCTTTGGCTTTAAATTCCATCTTAGGATTATAGCCAGTATCTATAAGTTCTTGCCACTTACTTAACCATACCTCAGTCAAAATCATGATATCAGTTAATATTTCTCCGTGTTCTTGTGTCGTTTTCCCCATATTTACCTGTTTAAAATTGCGAATAATACCGAGTGAACAAATACTCCTATATCCATAATAGACAAAAACAGTGCGATGAATAGTTTCAAGTTTCTCATTGTTAACATTTAAAGCGTTCTGATATTTCACCTAGTTTTATGACAAAGTATTTTTTGTCTGGATCGGCTCCCGATTCTTCTATCCCAGTACGAGCCTCAATGCCTTTGAATTCAGCCAAATAACTAGGCCTATTATTGCCATACCCATTTGTGAATTTTACGAAATCAAATTCATTAAATATAGACATGTAAAGGTCTGGATATCTTGCCGATTTTTTATTTATAGAGCAGTTATCATAAACAGATACTAATCTTTGCTCATAAAATGTTTTTATCTCCCTGTATTCCTCTTTCTTTTCACCAGAAAGCACCATACTGAACCACGGCTCAGACATGGGTAAGTGTAAAATTTTACTCATTGTTGTTTTAGTTTTACTGATTGCTCCATTCTCAATATAGTCTGATGAAGATTACCAAAATAAAGTACTTTATCTATAGGCCAATCAAAACCTCCTATAATTGCGGATGAAAGATTATGTGTAATTATGTCCTTATTTAAATTACACAACCCTATAGCCTCTTTCCTTGCCCTATCGAAGGGTATAAGCTCTAACCATTCTCTTATTGTACGGGGTGATAGTGTGTTATTTGTCATAGTTAATCTCTTTTTCTGTTTCACTTTTTTTCAAATCTCCTACACCACAAAATCCGTTACAATCGCTTAATGGGGCTGGCTTTCTGCCTTTCATAATTGAAATATCTTTTATGTATGGATAGTCTGGATGTGGCAAAAGAAACACAAGTCCACCGCCTTTGCTCTGATCTTTTAACATAGTGACTGGCTTCCCTTTCAAATTAGTCAATTGATGCTCTACCTCTGCCATTTCAAAGAATAGGTCTGGTAATATAGTGCGTATCAGTTGCCAGTAACCTATGCCCCCTTGAACACATCCAGTACCAAGACAATTATTATTATTCAAACCAAGCTTGTATGCTCTTGGAATCTCTATCCCTAAATCCTTAAGAATCTCTACACACTTAGTTTTTGTATACCCCATCAAAAGTAACGGATATATAGGGTTTGTCTCTGGATAATTAAGAGTCATTGCTAATGCCCTGTGAGGCTCTTTCATATCATAGCCAAATATTGAGTATGAATACGAATTTTCTTTAAGGAACTTAACCCTCATTACACGTTTTAACTCTGTTGAACAAATGGCGCCATTGGCGACATTTAAAGATAGGAACTTAAACCAAACCGCTTTTATGTCTGGGTATTTATCATTTGTAATGGTCTCAATTTCTTTGCCGTACCACTTTTCACAATCTGTTTTGAACCTATAAGTATCTTTGTCCTCATTTCTTGTGTCTATGAAAACAAGCCTAACGTTATCAATACCAAAAAGACTTATAGCTATATTACAAGCTATTGCGGACGTTACCCCGCCACTCCACCAAGCAATTACAGGTGTTTCTTTAGATATAAGTTGTATGTTCATAACTTTTTTTTTAAATATTCTATGTACTTTTTTAGGAATTCGATGCGCTCGGTGCGCGCTTTAATTGGGCACTCAGAATTGAACCAGAATCGTTTTCTAAATGTTAATATTCCTAATGTTTCTGCGAATAGCCTAAAGTCCTTTTTCAATAGCTCGTGCTGATGATTATTTTTTGAATACCATTTTGAAGTAACACATATTCCATATACAGAAGAAGTCTGCCATTTTCCCCTATACAAAATAGCCCCTGTATTTACATTTCTAATCATCGCTTCGGCTATCTCTATCTTGCGTTGTGTGGTTAGCATGATTCATTGTGTTTTTTGGTTGCTTCACTAACCATATTATCCCCACAATCTTCAAGTGATTCTATAGAATCAGGAGTAACAGTTATAAATATACCGTCTGTAAATACCCTGTATGAAATCCATACTTTTAAATCAGATAAAACCGATATTTCTACGCTTTCAACTAATCCAATAGTCCATATTGCAGGCTTCTTTCTGTAATTTAACACCTTAACTTTATCTCCTTTTTTAGCTACTATAAATGCTTTTATCTTATACATTTCTTTTAGATTTATAACGTCCCCAATATTAAGAATACCAAACAAAATATTACTCCTGCGATTAATGTGCCTATGAACTATGGCAACTCGTGCGTTTCTTTTAGATTTTTCATGGCTTTATTTTTAAACGTAATGAATCTATTTTTTTTTGAATCTTACCTTTTTTGATCTCCAAAATAGAAATCTCATTCAAAATAACGGCATTGCTTGCTTCTGTTAGCTTATCCAATATGCTATAGGTAAAGAATTCGCTTGGATCAATATTGAAGAAATCAACCAGCTTGAATATATAGTTCATGTTTGGCGTGTTTTTGCCTTGAAACCATCCGTACATTCCTTGTCTTGATATTTCAATATTAAGACACAATAAATCAATCGAAATATTATCTCTTTCGCAAAGACACCTTATTAGTGTCTCAAATTTCTCATGCGGGAACACAATATTATTTGGTCTTTTTTTGCTCATATCAATTATCGCTTAACGTAAACTCAAATTTAAACTTTCTACCGACCTCAATAGTATGTTGTCGGTCGTACATTTCGAGCCACATTTTATCTCGTAGCGAAAAAATAACATCTAATCTTGCCTCCATTTCGGACATATAAAATTCAGCAAGTGACGGCTCTTTATTTACAATTTCTTCAATCGCTTCAACCCTGTTTTGTTGGGTTAATATTAGCTCGAATGTTAGCATACTTGTAATGTATTTAAAAACTTCTGTGTAACTATTAACTTCCCGTAGTTGCTTTGAACCTCTACAAATCCTACGAACTCAAACGTATTTATTACTGTGAATACTACGCCTGTTGGTGATGTGTACCTTTTCATATTGTTTAGTGTTTAAATGTTACCAAATGTTTTTGCTTTCCAAACTCCTTTTTTAACCTCTTCGAATGGTGATCTACAATTGTACAGTCTCATTCCATTGCCTAGTAAGTAAGACTTTTTATCTGCCTCTTTTAAGTCAAATGCCTTAACTTCTATATAACCGTTACTGCCGTTTTCTATTTTAACTGGAATCCAAGCCCAATCACCGACACGAATAGACTTAGGTCTGTTTCCGTATTTTGTTCTTTCTGACATGATTACAAATCGTTATCGTTAAAAATTGATTCTGCGTGGTATTCTTTGTATTCAATGATGTACTCAGAGCAAACTTTATACGCCTTGTCGAATTGCTTGCTACCATTAATTCCTTCAAGCTCCGAATCGAAGTTGTTATCATGATCATAAAGCTCCAAGTTCTTCATTATAAGATACTGCTTTACCAACTCTACATTCTCTGAAAAGTCATCAGCTTTAAGATTAAGAGCGACTATCTTAACTATGTCGCTTGCTATGTCTTTTATATTTGGTAGCGTTCTCATTTCCTTTTCGTTTATGATTACAAATGTATAGAGTTGTACGGAGAATTGCAACACTTTGTTGCGAAATAATTTATTTATTTTATTTTTCGTAATTTGTTGCAACAATTCAAAAATGATTCCGTATATTTGTGATATAAATAATAATGGGATGACAACACGTATTTGTGACAATTGTAGGTTTTTGTATTCAAACATGGAGCAAACAAGAGAATGGTGCTCTAAGAAAAGCGAAGGAACTAGGTTTACAAGGGAATATACTAAAGAATATATCGATCTAAGATTAAACGCTGAGATTAAAAACTGCAAAGGTTATGATAAATAGAGAAGCCAAAGAACTTATAGACTATTATGAGTATCTAACAAAACTTCCAATATACGATTGTTTTGGACTGGCAATACATCACTATAGATTACTAGTAGAAAACCTTACTAAAAAAGGTTTTAGTGCTGATTTTGTTAATCAACAAAAACTATTATGCGAAGAAATACAAAAATACCATGATATTATTAAAGAATTAGACGCAATAAGACAAGAATTTTTATACTAAAAAGCAAATGACATACAATTATAAACGCCTCTCCGAGGACATCAAAAATCATATCGGGTACGAAGGGTCAAACAGACAATTCGGATCGAATGTAGGGCTTACAGAATCAACAGTAAGAAACCTATTAAAAGCTGATCGTGATTACAAAGTTAGCACAGTAATGAAAGCGGTTTACGGGATTGGCGCTAAACTGGATGATTATGTCGAATAACATATATTTAAATCCGCTTCATTTAGGAGTAAACATTCTGGTATCTTATGGATTGACAGAGTATCAATGCGTAACTCACGAAGGAATTAATAAGGCTTATGTGTCACCATCACTAATGTATCATATACTAAAAGACTATAAAAGCAACGATTATGGGCTAATGCTTAAATTGCTGCCTTATAAGATTAAAACAGACATTAATCAATCTGCTAATGCTGGAAAAGAATTGATAAACGAAAGGATCATGCATTATTTAAACGAAGGGTATTATGTCGAGTAGTGAACAATCAAATATTGTTGAAGCTAAAAAATGGTTTTCTCAATTAAACTATACAATTAGACAACTTCTTGTAAAAGAATATTTAGGTACAGATTTGTCAGGGGATAAAATTACTAGGCATATTTCTGAGAATGAAATATTAATTCTTTACAACAAACAAAACGAATCGAAGCAATGACGGCAAAAGAGTACGAACTTAAAAAGAGAGAACTTGAATTAGAGTTTAAAAGTAATGTTTTAAATCTAAACACAGAGTTTGCACATGCAAACAATAGCATAAAGCAAGGGGATATAATAGAAGATCATATTGGTAAAATAAGAGTAGAATCTATTATGTATGGGTGTATAGCGTATGGCACTAACCTACCAATATGTATATACAGCGGACAAACATTAAAAAAGGATGGCACCGAAACAATTAAGAAAGAGAAAAGAGAAATATACCAAAGCAATTTAAAGCTATGATAAACTTAGAGAAACTAGAGAGGGAGATTCGCGGTAAGATTCCTATACTTATGTATCCAATGGCTGGATTAAAACTTAGCCATGGACTAGAAATAGTTTTTGACGATAGCGATGGTTTTTGCTATGCTTATGATGCCACAATAGATAAAGTTAAACTATACAAAGCATCTGATTTAGTAGCTAATTTTGAGGTAATAGGCCATGATGTGAAATTAAACGATGTGCTAGAGTGGTTAAATATTAAGTATAAATATGGCAATCATGGCATTAATAGTAATGGGCAAATGATTTATTGGGGCAAAGATGAAGGGCAATATATTATTTGTACAGAAGAATGGGATTTGTCAAAACCTAATCTCAAAAACCAATCTCACGATCTTATAAACTATTTGGCAGGATTAATTTAAAAACTCACTAATAAAGATTTACGGTTAAAACTTAAATAAGAAAACAAATGAATTTAACAGGACTAACGGCAGAAGATGCCGAAGAACAAAAAAGGATAGAGAAAGCTGAAATAATAAAGCGAGCTGATTTTTTGACTAACAATAAGGAATCGGAACTAGACAATAAAGACGAGCTTATTAGGAAGCTGATTACAGAGATCGAGCTACACGTGGAAATAGATTTTGAATCATGGGCAAAACGTGGTGATGTTGAACTATCAGACGAAGAAATTAACGAACTTTTAAGGATCAAAAACAAACAGTAAGATGGAATATTTCGGAACAGGTACTACAGCACATGGACATTATAGGTGGAAATTATACCCTGATCATATGGACAAAATAGGTATAAACTTTAGGGATTTGCCTTTTAATCCAGAGGAGCTAACAAATGGTATGCCTAAAGGACAATGGTCGTTTTATCAAGGTGGCGGATTTACGGTAATTGCTATTTCTGGTAGTCCAGTTGATAAAAGAAACGGATCAAAGTCAGTTTTTTGGGTTAACCATATCATTACATTAGAACAACTGATTTACAAGATAAAACAGGAGCCTATGGCTATGGAAATAATCAGCAAATTAGATTGTGAAGCTTTTGTATAAATAAAAAAGCCTCGCTTCACAGCGGGGCTCTAAATAAACTAAAACAAAATGAAGAAATAACGCTCAAATATAGTGAGTTTGGATCAATAAAAAAACCGCCTTAATATAAGACGGCTTTTCTGAGTAAATAAACCTAGCCTAATTTTTAACTCTTAAATGCTTTTCTTGATTCTTTAACATAAGGTCGTATCCTTTTATCGGATACTTTAACTTAACAGCATGTACTGATTGTGCTCTAATTTCGTTTATTTCTTTGCCCCAAATAGCGCCTAGTTCTGTTACTTTAGCTATAGATGATAAATTACAAACATGATAAATATTGAAAGTCCTATTGCTGGCAAAAAATAACCAGCGCAAATGATAAGTACCCAGACAAATAGGCTACTACATAACCAAACCCAAGGCCAAAAGTTGCGTATCATGAGAAATCGTTTTCCGTGAACAATATATAAGTGAATGTTTTTTGCTTGCTCTTATAGGCAAGGTCCATCATCTTGTCAAATAGTTTTGAATTTTGCCATACTTGACACCCTGCCGAATATTTACCTATAGTTTTAACTATAAAACCCTCGTAGGCCCTATGACAATTTATCCCACACTCTGGTCCTGCAATAATAGTATCACCTGTTCTATCTAATTGAGAGTCCTTATTACCGTCTCTCCACGTTTTGAACGATCCACACTGGACCAGAGCTTTATATTCGTGATGGTTGCCTATGGTCCAGACGTTATTATACATGTTTGGCTGTACAATGGCGGTCCCCTTTACATTCATAGGCTTGTTTAGCCAGTAAACGCTTGGGTCCGTTGTAGCCATGCCTCCAAACATTTTCCCCTCACCATTTTCAACCCATGTACATAGTAAGTAATCGTTAAAAGAATCTGGCAAATCAAAGTTGGTCCTAACTCCAATTATTGTAAGCTCATTAAAGTTATGACAATAGCCTTTTTCGCGTGCAACTTCTTTTATAAGGTCGTATGTTAATTGCTTCATTTGTACACCCTAATTAAACAGATTAATTCATTTACAACAAAACACGCAGCCGTAGCGATC